GTTCGTTTATATCTACTCGCAACTCACGAATAGCATTATCAATCTCATTGGCATTTCTAGTGCCAGGAGGTGCTGCATCGTCCCATCCACGTGTGAATGCCATGTTAATTATCCTTTATTCGTTCTCGTACCAAACATTAGAGATTCGCGTGAAGGTGTATACCTTGTTCGCAGCGAGTAGTTTGTTAGCTCCAGTATTCGTTTTAATGTTGGCCCCGTTCGTAATGGTCATCTGCCCGTCACCCAATATCTTGATGATCTGCCCCTCTTGTCCATCTTTGAATTGTGTAACGGTGACGGGGCCAGTGTTTGATCCTTTGAAAATCCGTAGATTCTTTACACTCGGTGTAGCTGTGCGCATGTTAGCAACAAACTCTTTATCCAGAACATTATGAGTCTTAGGCGATTCAATTATCTCTTCGCCAATTGTTCTAGATGGAAGCGTCGGTTGCTCGTCCGTCATTTTTAAATTCCTCAGCTTCTATACAAAGTAAATCGTAATATGCGTCAATCTCATTTTGGTCAGGCTTAGAGTCTATAGAAGAGGGCAAGTTTGATTTTGCTCTTATCCTTCTGTACTCTTGGAGGAATGACAGTCCTCGTTCTTTGCGAGCTTTGCGCTTGGCTCGCTGGACTCTTGTTTTTAAGGGCACCCAAACGCGCATTTCTATTTCTCCTACTCATGACTGAACCTCTGCGATCCAACTCTTAAATTCTTCCTCACAATATGGAATATTCCAACTATTCTGTGTCTTAACTTTATGTCCCGCTGAATCCTCTGCAAATACACAGAACTGCCAGATAGATAGTCGCACAGTTCCTAGTGAATCCTTATGCATACACTGTGGTACAGCTTGCGAATTCACCACAATCCACGGTGTCTGTGTTGGATGTGATGCTTGCCATGCTGTGCATGTGCCACCACTATCAGCAATAAGCCTCGGTCCTAGTGGACGAATGATGATAGCTGACAATCTAAAGATGCTATCAACAGTACCAGGAGGCGGCTCTCTAAAGTAATTCCATGTCCAACAAATCTTATTAGCTGGATATACAATTCCACTATTACGTCCACCACGCTCAACGATTGCACAACCAGTATACTTTGCACCAGTATTATAAGCTGGAGCAGGAACAGTTGTACTATCCTTAAACACAGTACGACGAGTGGTAAGGACTGTGGTATCATTCTTAAGATACTGGAATCGTACAGTATCTCTACCAGCAATCCATCCGGTTACAACAATACGTGTACCTAACTTGAGTGTACTGTCAGGAGCACCAGAATTCATCGTAATCGTAGCACTACCACTAATCTCTAACGGAATAGCAGCTTGAGCATTAAGCGGCGTTTGGCAAATACTTGCTAAGGCCAGCAATGCTGTTGAGATACCGTACATTGTCCTCATAATTGTGTCTCCATGCTACGTAGTCTTTCCAATTTAACCGCTCGATATGGGGCCAGTCACTGTACCATCTACCACTACGCAATCTTGGATGCTTCCAAATTGCTGCTACTAATCTTAACCACGCCGGATTCTTCACATCCCAAATTGCTTGTAAACCTGGCTTAATTGGATCACCGTCTAATGCAACATCAATGGCGTATCCATAGTTATGTGGCGATAAACCTCCTGGCGCTGCTCTAGGTCCACCCTGTAACCTATATGCAATGAATAGATCATTGCTGCGCCTCATTGTTCTGTAACCTTCTGTTACTACCCACAAATCTGGTAAGCCACTTAAGAGAAAATCTACATCCTCACAAAATTTTGGCTCTAATTCTGCTCTGTTAATGGTTCTCCAGTCAACCGCCATTGCCTTCTCCAGACGTTTGTGCTACATGTTCTGCGGTTTCAACAGAAGATACTTCTCTCTTAACGAATGAGAGATTAGGCAAATGATCTGCAATTGCTTTGATAATCATGTCAAATTTCTCTGGACGCCAGAGACAAACAACTAAAAGTACAATTAATCCTAGCCAAATCACATCGTATAACTGAACAGGATTACCTTTCCACGCATGTAAAACACCGACGCCTACAGCTAACAAGAGAGCTATTCCTGCGATATACTTGTAAATCGGCCCAATATCATTTCTTGGGTCCTGCTGCTGTTCAACTGGTATCATACTATTCTATACCCCTTTCACGAAATAGTCTGGCACATGGTAAAGCAGCAGTACGAGTAACACTCTTAGGTAACGATAAGCACTGAGCAATTACAGATGATTCCATTAGTGTTCTCAATGCATATCTATCAGCATCTGCCACGTTCATCTGTGTTCGTAGTGAGTCAATACCCTCTCTAGCAATTTCTTTGTTAGCTGCTGCAACTGCCTTAGCTGATTCGATATCAGCTCTAATCTCACCAAACAACTTGGCAGGCGTCTTAAAATCAAATCCTAATGCCAAGAAGATTAACAATATGAATGTGCCAAGCCAATGATATTTAATAGCAATAGCTGACAGCTTGGCAAATGCACTTGTATCTTCCTTACGTCTGCCATGTCGCAGGGGGTCGAATGGCATCTCATCACCACTTTCAAATTCTGACATTTGGCACTCCTACGTTTGTGCGCCAACTTCTGCCGGAGTGTCATCCTTTACAAGCTGAGGCTTAGGCAATTCCTTCGGTGCACTCTCCAGCCACTCATACAAAGAATCTGCCTTACGTGTATAACGAGCTTGCCATGCGACTTCATTAAGAGCCGTCATCAGGATATCGAATTCTGTATCCTCAAATGATGCAATACCACCATCACTACCGAGATCGAACGATTTAGAGTTGGTAGTTCTTTTGCTAACGACTCCGATACTCTCCAATTTAGTGAGAACACGCCCAAAGATTCTTGTTTCTTGTTTCGTAAATCCATGTGGAGTGTTGGTAGAGGAATCATAGAGCAGCTCATACAATTCCTTATAGTTCTCGATTGAGCCAAGAATCTCTTCCCGAGTATCGGGCTTTCCGAAAACTAGATGATGCATACGGGTAACCCTCTTTCCATTGTTGTGTAAGAAGCCTGGATACTTGTTACTTTGACGCTTTTTCATAACACTTGTGCAATTGACTCTAAGTTGTTATTAACAAAGTTTTGAATTGCGCCATCAGTGATATTCACTGGGTCTGCTTGTACTGCACCATTCTGTAAGGCCCGCCGAAACATGTATTGTGCTGGCTTGTCGTTAATCAATTGTGCTTGTGCAAACCTCATCCTTATATCATGATTCGGTGTAGTAGGTGATTCATTAAGAATAGTAGTTGATGCAATATCACACGCTGCTGTAATCCTACCTAACAGTACAGCATTCGTTCTGAGATTAAATTGGTCAATAAGTGCCATGTTAAACTCCTGCTGGTAGTAAATTAGCAGCCATCAACGCTTTCTCGATACGCTCAAATTTCTGCGCTAACTGTCTAATAGCACCAGTATGCAACATAGTGAGTCGGCTCATGTTGACGAAATGGTGCCCATCGTCATTGAACGAAACTAATTTCAGTTTTTCTAATTCTTCTCTACCTTCATTTAACCAGCGACCAAACGATTGCCTCAGAGGGTCATCACGTCTGGTCACATGAGCCGACAATTTATTAAGTAACTGCACGTCATCATGTGTATCAAAGTTCGTCCATGCCGTACCAACATCTTGGTGTGAATCTCCATCACTATCAAGAATGAAACGGCAAGTACCATTATCACGTACAGTAACCATATTAACATTCGCACCCACACTTCCACGTGTAGTGCCAGACTTGATTGACGAGAACAAGTCAATACAACCAACAGCAGCATTACTTCTAGTTGTATCAGTTGTGGTACTAGTACCAGCAAGAAGGAATGATGTAATACCAGCTGAATAACCCTCAAACTGTATTCCACCATTGCCTGGACTAATCTTCTTGAAGTTACCATACGTATCAGTATCAGCTAACGTCGTTATTCCATGTGCAACATCAGATGACTTGAAACTCAGAATCTCATCATCTGCACCACCCTGATTGATAACGATACCACCAGTATTAAACGTACTAGTTGTGGTAGTACCAAATAGACTACGTGCTGTTGCTGATCTAATTGCAAAGTTATTTGCAGCCCCGGTGATACTTGCGATTTCTACACCAACCTGAATGGTTCCAGTAAACGCTCCGATACTAACAGTTGGTGCACTACGAATACCACACATCACATCACCATTTGCAGCAGCGGTGATTTGGGCTTCGGCATTTATTAATCGTGATACACCACCAGAAGCTGTTGGTGCAATTGTTACAGATAGTGAAGTTTGTGTTGCAACGGCTGCACCCACAGCCACCGTGCGATCCACAATGAATGTGGTGGTAGCAACACCGAGAGTAGCGGCTGTTCCATTAACTGCTCCAACTTGGAAGATAATCTGTCCTGATGCACCGTTTCCTGTATTACGAGAAGCGATGAATGTCCAACTTGCACCGGCGATATTAGAACCAGATGCATTTTCCTGTCTAAATACCATTGCTGTTGGTGCAGCTTTAGTATCTTGATTAAATCTGAATTGAGAAATCTGTCCGTTTCCACCACCAACAGCGAATTCAAGTGTTTGAATAGACTGAGCACGTCCAAGACAGATTGCAGATGCATGACTTGAACCTGCACCAAATCCAATTGCTAATGATTCACCAGCTGATGCAGTACAAAATGCACCAACTGCAATAGAGCCAGCCCCTGTTGCTTGCCCACCTGTAGAAGCAGATGATCCAATACCAACAGCAGTAGCAGCAGCAGAAGAACCAGTACCAATAGAAACAGCATTTGTTCCAGAGACAGTACCAGCGATATTTACACAACCACCGGCTCCACTAGTTACACTAGCCATAATTGCTACGGAGAAAGCAGAACCACCAACAGTAATGCTTCCACCAATGGCTACACCAGAACCACCCACCATTGATAGGTTATTACCAATTAAGATATTACCTGCCTGAGTACCAGTACTATTTGTGTTACCAACAATAATCTGATTTATGCCAGCAGCAGCAGTAACTGTAATAGCGCCACCGATATAAATACCACCAGTCGCTGTTGAAACTGCGGTAGTAGCGTTACCAATAACAATTTGCTGTGCCGCTAAGGCTTGATTTGAATAACCAATTGCTACAATCTTGCTACCAGCAGTTGTTATATCTCTACCGATAGATACAACTCTACCGAAGCCAGTACCATCAGCAGTAGAGGCGTGACCAAAACCGATTTGAATTACATCATTAGTTGTAGTTGCGGTACTACTATAACCAATCTGAATGTTTGTAGAACCGTCACCAGCTTTTGTTAAGGAACCACCAATTTGAATCTGTCTAGATTGTGTGAATCCAGAGAACTGTAATTGGTTTGTCTGACCAATTTGGACTGTTTGATCTGATGCATTAGTTACATTTCCAGAACCAATTTGAACTGCATTACTAGTACCCGAAAGATTTCCACCAACTGTATTAGCAGTACCAATTACAAACAAGTTACCAGCGTGAAATCCAGATAAGACATTAGAATCACCGATAAAGATATTATTATCACTAGCATTACCTGATGCAGTGAAGTTGATCTTACCGATGAAAATACCACCAACTAGTGTTCCATTACCACTTGTCGTTATATCAACAGTGGGATTAATCGCAATAAGTCTATTGGCATTACCAGTTCCAGCTGGTGTAACTGTAAACGTGGTAGCACCAATTAAGAGTGTACCAGTAGCCTTAGTAGCTGAAATTCCATCACCAATTACGATACCAGAAACAACGGCATAACCAAGACTCTTTTGCCATAATGTATTTGTTGATGTTCCTGTTCTCTTAACCCATATTGGACTATCATTAGCAGCAGCATCCCGTTGTTCATACAACTGACCAACAGAGGCGATAGCTACACCTTCTGGAGAACCATTACCAGATAGATTACCACCAATCTTGGTCCATCCAGTATTACCAGCACCAGTAGTTTTTACATAGAATGAAGTGTGTGCAGTATCAATGAATGATGTACCAACAGTAGCAGTTAGTACACCTTCTGGTGATGCTATTCCAATATATCTAACTAAGAATCCTGGAAAATCAGCAGTTTTATCAAAATCGGATTGTGTGATAATAAATTTGAGCGGACGATTATCTACGTCGTCAAAGACCGGATGGCCTTCTCCAACGACACGCTCGGCGAATTGTACCCACGGAATCGCAGCGGGTGTTGACATTTATATTAGGCCAGGGTTGCTGAGAAAATGGCTTCGCCATCATAGAAGAAGTTGCCATCGTATAGAACCGTTGTGATGGCTACAACTTCACCACACGCGCATAGGGAGATATCACCAACTGAAATCTTCAGTGCACCAGCTTCTGGCGTGTACGCAGGACTATTTAACGATTCTTGAGTAAGTATTGGAATCGTAGGTGATTCGATAATTACAACTTGTCCTACGCATCTGCTCATCTGGCGTCATATTCGTTAAGTATAACTTCGAGACCAGCAGTAGGCGAATCAATTTCTTCCTTAGACTCAACAGGAACAGTGGTATTGATGAGATTTGAATGCATATTCTTAATACGTTCAGAACGTACAATGTCACCGATCTTTAAGTAACCACGCCACAGAGCACCATAGAACAAAATCTCATGCCAGTTTTGTGGTAATCCAGCAGTTTCATTTGTGGCACCAACTAGATCATCTAACACAGTCCAGTAGCGGATCGTGATAGTATAAGCATCATCTGGAGTGGGCCACAACTTAATACAATTCTTTTCCCGATAGTATTCCTGTGGGAAATCTTCATCATCTGTATTGTTTACAAACTTTCTATCGTATTCCTTCTGATTGATACGTGTTAACGGTGTAAGCTTGTTATCATTTGGGTTCTCGATAGACAAACTCTTGAGTGCCTCAAACGGTGAAGGCACCGCATAGAGATTAATACTCTGCGTTGTCGAGAACGCAGCAGTAACTTCTTTTTCTCTGAACGGAAACTTATCAAGAAGTTCCCAATACGAACGATTAAGCAACAACAACGCATCTTCATCTGGTAAATCATCTTCATCTAATCCTAGATGAGAACGTAAATCATCTATCTGTGTAATCGTGTCAATCATGCTGCCCTCACAGCGTAGATATCAATGTATCGCTCTGTTCCGGGCTCTTTCATAACTACTTCTACAGCACACGGACCTTCGATACGATGCTTTCCGCCTTTGTATTCAATTACGCCTCTAATAGTAGCAACTCCATTAGGCATGGTGCGTGGAATAAAGAGATGTATCTCGACTTTAGAGTCTAAGATACTGCTTTCAATATCCCACGCACCTTCACCTAAAGAGACACGGGCGCAGTTCTTTAGAACCTTGGGGCGTCCGCTGACTAAGAGTGGGAGCCTCATCTTGTGTCTCCGAGTCACTATAATGGTTAGAGCAATTCAACTAAGACAGCAGTAGCAGCCGCGCCACCATCCTGTAAAGCAAGGCCACGCGGAATAGCAGAACCAACAAGATCGTAATACTCAGCATTCGGTACAACAGTAGCATCATCAAGTGCAGTAGTACCACCAACGAAATTACCCGTTCCAGTCGGATGAACGATTACGAATCCGAGAGTAATTAAGTTGTTAGCACCAACAGGTAAAGTTAAACCTGCTTTCGATGTAGCTACTAATGAACCTGGAGCAGCGGTCATGGTAGTACCGTTTGAAGCTACACGGAATTCCCATAATCCCCACTGTCCATTTACAATAGTACCAACTAATGCTGCATAGTCAACACCGGCTGCTAATGCAGTACCTGGACCACCTGCAAAAACAGTACGTGCTGCAAATGCAGCTTCTGGAGTTAAACCTGTACCAGCATTCTTCTGTTGGCCTGGAGTGATTTCTGCAAAGTACGTGAGCATATCTCCAATGATACGGCCAGCAGTTGTACGTCCAGCAGAAAATGCTCTACCTGCCTTGATTCCAGTTGCATCGACAACACCGTAGCATACACCACGAGTCATTACTTGTACATCATCACCCGCGATAGCTACAGCAGTACCAATAGCACCTGCATCAAGAACAACGTTCATGTACGTATTCTTACCACCAACTACGATACCAGTTTGACAACCACCGGCATAATAGCTATTACCAAGCGTCTTAAACCAACGCTTAATACCTGGAACCTGTACAACAAAATCACCGATACTTAATGACATTCCAGCAGTACCACGACGAACACGACCACCGGGAGAAACACCACCGGGTGCATCTGGATCTTCCGCTTGTTCCATTACACGGAAGTTAGTTGCGTTATGCTGACCCATATTATACCCCCCTGTATAGGTATATGATTAGGAGGGGTTCGCGCCAGCCCAACCACGCCAATCTACGAACCAGATTAAGAATCTGGTACTCGCCTTCGCCTTCATCGCATCCGTATCAAAATCGAAAGTATCCTCGAAAGTGACAGGACGACGAGTAAGGAACCACGCATCGTTCCACTTAGAGTCCACCATGAAATAGCTGCGCACAGAACTCTTGAAGTGTGAAACGACGATCTTCGGCTTCGGAATACGCATACGAATCGCATTTTCCTGATTCTCAGCAGTAAACGGCTCAAGCTGAGAGTTGAAAATCTGTAATGCGCGGTGATAATCACCAGCATTATTACCGAGAATCACAGTATCAGGGAATACACGAATTGGATCACCGTTCTCATCCTTCATCACCTGATAAAGATCAAGAAGGGCGGTGATACCAGTTACAGAGAACTGTACTTCTGTAGACGGACGATTAGCAACAGTCGCAGACGAGTTAATAAGGGTATGCGCGGTATTAATCAGAGACAGTGAATCAATACCCTTGAAATCCGTTCCGGTAAATGCATCATCCAGCAATGCAGCAGAACGATATTCCATCGTCATACGTGCAGCATTTGCTAACCACTTCGACGCCTGATTCGCCTTACCATACTGGTCATCTTCCACAGTCTTACGTGAAACGATATAACCAGAAGCGAATTCCTTATCTACACCCATCACCTTCGGGCCAAGCTTTGGCTGATCGTAAGTAACGGGTTCACCGTCACCACGCTCATACAGACGCGACAAACCAGCCATAATCGTAGCCGACTGTTCCGGTACAGAAGTAGCACCTGTACGCAGAAACATCGGATACTCTGGATCATACTGTTCGTAACTATCGCGGAAATCCTTTCGGAGCCCCGGCCTGAACAGCAGATTGAATGCGCCTTGCACGATCATGTGTAAATCTCCAAACGTGGACGTACCGAATCTTGTAAATTAGACGCCAGTGATTCTGATAGCAGAAGCAATGAACTTAACGAACGTCAGGCCCTCTGCCACATCTACATCAACAATACGGAAAATCAGGGTAGTAACTTCTGAACGGTCAAGGCGCCATTCACCACTGACATTCAGTACACCATAAACCTCACCGATATGTGCAATCGTCGGTGCAACCAAATTACCAGAACCATCTTCCTGCCTGATCGCCCATACAGTATCCGTATCAGCCTGCGCATACGAAACTTCCTGCACGCGACCAGTAACTACAGTCGGTGAATTTGCAGCATCCCAACCTGGCTTAGATGCAGCCTTCTCTAACGCAACACCAATAACGTTTACAGCAGTAGTACCGGTAAAGAGAAGTAATTCACCATTTGCATCAGCAGATAACATACTGCCTTGTACGATAGTCTCACCAGTCTTGTACTTAGTGGAGAGAATATCAGGCACCTTTCCCTTCGGATGCCTAACTGGATAAAGATATGGCTTTGCACTCATGAACATGTACTCCCGTTAAAAATCAAGTTGTAATACCGAGAGCCTGCTCGATTTCGGTCTTTCTCGCCTCATTTACGGAGCCTTCACCGATTGGCTCTAAACCTTCCTTCTGTGTCATAGTATCGAAATCTTTTTCTTCCTTCTGCTTCTTTCCTTTGCGGTTTAACCGCATGTACTGTTCTCGTTTAATTTCGTCGATTAGGATTTTATCTTCCATTGGGCATGTCATGAACACTACGTCACCGACATATGACGCACCGTCGCCCTTACTATGTAATGCGCGCTTTGGAGCATACACCGTATCTACCTGAAATCCTAATGCTTCCATCCTCATAATTTCAGTCTGATCGTTGAAAATCCACTCGCCATATAATTCCGGTGGAAGTGCTACTTTCAATCTATCACCAACAATACCACGATCAAGTACAGAAGCAAACCGAGCTTTCTTTTGAGCGCGCGATTCTTCCTCTGTTGGCACCTGTGCTTGATTACCTACCTCTACAACTTCGCGTTCTTTTGACATATTGAGTTACCTCGTGGGCTGCTGAGTAGTGACACGTTGCACTTGTGACTGAGGATTAGCTGCATTTGGATCAGCCTTAGGCTTACCAATCTTAGATGTAGCAACTTCTGTAGCGGGCAGATCAAGCCACTGTAAAAACTCTTCCTTTGTCTGCCCACGCTCACGTGCAAGACGTGATTCCAACTCTGTAAGATCACGTGTAGCCGGAGTCGTAGCTTCAGGCTGCATACTTACAGGAGTTGAACGTAAATGCGCTGGTGTAATCACACGCCCCGCCGGTGGTTGATTATTAGCAGGTGGAGTACCGGCAGGCGGTTGACCAGATGCAGATGCTGGCTGTCCACCATTTGCTGCCGGAGTTAATGTAATACCAGGTGCTTGTCCAGTTACAACAGTACCAATTGCTGATAACACAGCAAGCTGCATATTCTGATCGTTAGCTTCTGCACCCTGCATCATGTGATCTACCATAGCTTCGATCTTCGGGAAAATCTCAGCATATCGAGGATCACTCTTGAATCTAGTCTTTAATCCTTCATATCCAGACTGACGCTCCATCTGCGTCTTGAAATCATAAAGAGGCTTAACCGCACGCTGCGTCTCTTCACGAATTAGTTTCTGAATATTAGCAGCCGGATCAGCCCAGAAATCATTTGCTGGCTGTCCACTCTGGATCGGTGGATTTAATTCGGCTTGCTGTCCAGCATTACGCAGCCTTCGATTTTCTTCATCTAATACACGTAACCGTGCTGCTTGGTCACGCATATTCGCTTCCATTAATTCTAGAAGCTTATTCGGTTGTGGTTCCGCTGCGGCTTCTACAACTGCTGCTTGTTCAGTAGCCGTCGTCGTCGCCTGGGCCGGTGATTCTGTCGCCGGAGGAGTTTGCACTGGTTCCGGCTGCACTGACGCTGCCATCTGTGTGTTCCTCAGAGTAGAGGTTTAAGATAATTTCTAATAACAATCTACTTTGTACTAACGCACCTTTACGTGTAAAAGCATCTTTCGATTTATTGAACGCGACCAGTTCCGTTTCCGCCTGACGTTCCAATAGCCTGCATAATTTGGTCAAGGAGACCCACTCTCGTTGGCGAGCCAGCGTTTTGAGGTTGAGAAATTCCTCCTGACTCAGCCCCAATTTGAGGAGGTCCACCGCCATTTTGTGCTCCTGGCTGATTAGCAGCCTGTCCCGGTTGTAATGCTGCTTGACCCATATTCTGCAATTCAGATAGTACAATACGATCAATATTACGAACGTCAAACGTTTCTAGGAATTGCTTCATTGCTTCAGTACCAGCAAGAATACCCTTCTGTGTAATAAACTGAAGCAACTGTGGATTCTGTGTAAACTGTGCTAACTGTAACATGCCAGTGTAATACTGTTGAATACCAGCACTGATCTGTGCCCAATTCTGACGATCAAGAATCTTATTCTGTTGTTGGCCCGCTGGATTGATTTCGATTAGGAAGTTTCCACGAATCAATTCAGTCGGCAAACTAAAGAACTTCTGTGCTAAATCTCCATTCTCTACGAGATTATAGTATTCAACATTACGTGCACCAAACTGGCGAATATTAACAGCAACGTCAATAATTAATTCTTTGACCCATTGTTTGACGTTCTTGTATGCAAAGTCGAACTTCTTATTGCCTTCTTGAATACGCGCAAGATCGCTCGTCGCCGTGCCGGGGGTTCCCACTTGAGGCATCCCGAGAACGACTTCATTAACGCCTGTTCTTTGTTGCGAATAGATAACGGAAGCTTGTTCATTTGAGTATGCGCTCGGGTTAACTTCTGACATTTTGAACGGTTCGATAAACGACATATCATCAATAAACCACATCTTACCCGGAAAGATCGGCTCTTTCGGTCCATAACCGGACAGCTTATGAACCTTGAGCATTGGCATATTAGCGATAGTGCCCGCATCTAGCCGCTGCCTATGCATCGTTGTAATTTCACGCTGGAATTGTTCTGCCTGCTTACAGATTCCTACTCCAGCCCAGCGATGCTCAACAGGAAAGTAAACGCCTTTACGATAAGGGCGGTGTAAATCATCATACCAATTATAACGAACAGATAAGAGAGAACCACTGAGACGGTGGTAATGAACGACGATTTCTTTATCGAATCCACTACCGTCAACATCCCATCCCAGCCAGATTTCATGCCATTCAATAAGTCTCGGCCATTGCGCTGCACGCTTTTCCAAATCCTCTTGATTAGTTTCTGTCTCACGAGTTTGGACTGTGCCAGTCCCCGTGCGTGAATATGATACCCACGCTTCCATCTTCTCCATTACTTCTGGATAGAAGAAGTTATTTTGTACTAGTTGCTTAACCTCATAAGGCGAACCCTGATGTTCTTCACCACACCAAGGTGCAGATTGTGGATCTTGATGCGCAAATGGCATGATGTATCTGCCCGCCGGCACAGCATCAATACACGCACCCTGTCTAGTTACTACGTCAAACTCACGAGACTCGATTACATTTCCATCTTGATCTGTGATATCGCGTACTGCTGTACGTAGCTGATATTCATATGAACACTTTGCGATACCAGTACCATATTTCTCAAGCTCAAGAATACCAGAATCAATCTGCTGATAATTCTTAGAGTTACCAAGTATCTCATGATCCAACATTTTCTCTACAGCAACATCCACATCCACTAAATCTTTACTCTTGGCCTTTGCACTCACGAATTGTGGTAACCCAAAGAGGGTCGTCATCGTGCGTGCGTGAACCGCTTCTACCGATATTGCTGTAATCGGGATGATTAGACGACTTGCCCCTGTGAATGGGAACGTTGCTCTCTCTTTCTTGCTCTTGGCCCAATAATCTCGTTGCCAATTCTTCAATTCCTCTCTAAAATCTGTGTTCTCGGCATAGTGTCGCAGTAATTCATCATCCAAATACGAGCGTAATCTCTGCTCTGTTTCTGGATCTAGCCGAATATTGCGAGGAAATGGCATCTAAAAACCTCTATTTTACCACTGAAAGTACTGTAATTACGCCTACTCCAGTCAGAAATCCATACCCAAAAATCTTAGGATTATGCCAAAAACCATGCTTTTCTGACGGTGGAAACGGCGTAAATGTTATTCTAGGAGTCGGATTAGGACTACTTTCAATCTCTAAATCGGTAATATAACCTGTAGTAAATAACCTAGAAACCGATTCATGTCCATTTTTAATAGAAAATGTCCTAATAATTGTAGTATCACCCCAAATTCGGCCACCATTAATAGAAAGTACAGGCCAAATGTCGGGCCTCTGCTCAGGGGGTGAGTTAACTGGTACATATTCAGTATCCACGATGGTGTTTGTGATGACTAACGGTACTGTATCAGTTGTATAAACCTTCTTTTTCCACTTCTTAACACTATCATCAAGCCATTTAGGCGTCTTTTCGACTGTATCGTGTTGTGTAACTATCTTCGGAACCTCTTTCTTAACTTCTTTGGTACGTGGACACGCCGTGGAACCTAATCCGAACGCTAAAATACTAATTATACATGCTAGAATAACCTGTTTCAATGTCGTGTTCACCTAGAATTTCCTCTTCTGCCTTCTTATATGAATCCCACATCTCTTGAGAAAGTGCAGGCTGCCAAACTTTGGGACCATAAGCAAGAGCATCGAGTAGATGAATGTCCTCTGACGCACCAAAACGATCATATTCTTCAATTAAGTCTAATTGCCCTTCACTAAAAAAGATCTGCCCGGCTGAAAAATAGTTACTTAGTCCACGAATACGTGCATCCTTCTCACGTTGCTTACTAGGTAATGGAATAATATTAAAACGAATGTTTCTTAACTGCATCTCCCTTGGTAACCAATTCTGATATAGACCACTGAAATTGACTTCTTCGATTCCAACCACTCTTGGATGAAATCTAAGTACAGTCTTAAACAAATAGTCTAAAGCTTCTGGAGGTTTCCAAGGTTTCTTCTGTGCATCAAGTATGAAAACTCGATTCTTTTCATCTGTACCAGTGACGATAAAGCCACCGACACCTGATGCAGTTTTGCCAAGAGCTGGATCATATAATACGCAAATGTCGAGTTTCCGAGTGTCAACGCGTAACTGTTGGTGTCCCAAGAATGCGATGATTGTATGTCTGTCCACCCAATAGTAGAATTTCTTCCATGTTGGATCAAACTCGGCAGCACCTTCTTTTGGATCATTAATATACTGCGCTGTCCATACTTTCCTGTTCTTACGCAGAATGACAAGTTTCTCGAAAGGAAATTCCTCAGGAAAGATAGATCTACGAATACCATCCTCACCAACTTCTTCAATCGCACGAATGTACTTCTTGAGAACATCTCCGTAAACCCTGTGGACATGTGCATACAAATCATCAAATGCCCATCTAGTTCCACAAATATCCATATGATCTTGGGCGAAGCTAGAGAAAAAGGACTGGATGTTGTCAAACCAATCCTTAGCATTTGCCATTTCTGTCTTGCTGTCTCTAGCTTTATCACCAATTAAGTCATCCGCTTTAATATAGTTGTAGTGGCGTCCCTGTGATCTGCCCCCTACACCCATAGTATCAAACGTTGGTTCTGACCAGAATTCAGTTCTTGGTAACTCTAATTCAAACTTATTTACACGCTGCTTTCTTGTATCAGGAACAAGCTCAGGAAACAAACCCATGAGCGTAATGTTCTGTAAGAAATGGTCCGCAATCTCCTTTAAGAATCTCGCGGCAGATTCAACGACTTCGTGGACGAGCAGTACTCTACAATTGGGTCCCAGATTTCGGGGCCAAGGTTGATCCCCAACATCATCGGTAAGTACAATCTGTATGCCGTCAGCCTTAGTAACGATTGTAGTTTTATAGCATCCGCGGGGTAACAATGCTTCTCTAAATTGATCTTCAATTGTCCACTTTAACCATGTGCAAAGGTGACCGTGAAGATTCTTAGATAGTTTTTTATATCCGAGGACGCCGCGAGCTAGAAAGAATAAATCTGTCTTTGCGCGGCGCCGTAAGTATTTCCATTCATCGGTTGTTAGACCCTGAAATTTCTTCTCAGCAGCTCTTTGATTCTCTAATACTACTGCTGGATCAATATTATCAAGGTCTAACATTATAATCCTATCCAGTTACTGAGCGTATACCGAGCAAGTCGTATTGAAAGATACATCCCCGGATGTACCGCCGCTGGCATGACCTGATACTGAAAAGCTACAACCGTAGTTGTGGTCCTTTGGAACAAGTTTCGTAAATAGATCAGCAGCCACATCAATATGCTCGTGCTCTCGCTCGTTCCTTCCTTCCTTTGCCTGCTTAACTTTATCTTCTAACTGTTCGTGTGCAATATCACAACGTCCTGATAGACTAAGACTCCATGACATTAGATTAAATCCTCTCTATGTCTATATAAAGTGATACAATTACTGGAAATGCTTTAGGATACCTTGGATAAAACTATGTGGTGCAGATTCAGACTTCTGCTCACCCTCAGCTAATTTCGCAGCCGCTTTACGCATTGCAGCGCCCTGTGTACCATAAGCCTCTACAGCGAGCGAATCTTCTTCACTCATAGGAGGCTTCTTTTTACCACCATGTGTAGGATCAGACATGGTTAATACCCCTTACATCCTTAGATGCAGACTCAGGTGCAGTATTGGGTGTAATACGTCCCATATTTGGATCACCAACACTATCAGAAAATTCACCACCCTCATGAAGATGTGAGTCTACATTCTTCTGTGTAGGCCCATCTTCAGTTTCACCACGCATGGCGAGATACTTATGTTGATTGATCGCGCCTGATCCTGGGTAGTTTCCTTGTACGCCCATTATACACCTGCCATCGGAAGTAATACTTTAAGAGCAAGGATAAATAAAACTACTCCAGCTACAACTAAGATACCCTTCTTAAAGATATCAGGAATCGTAAGCTGATACGCAAACCAAACAACTGCACCAAGAACAACTGCAACGATAATAAACTGAATCAGGCCACCTGTAGCTGCACTAAGAAGCATAGCACTTAACATAAGCTACCTCCCTTTATATTTATCTCCACCTTTACTCTTACGTGCTTCAGAGAGTGCAATCGCAATGGCTTGCTTCTGTGGACGACCAGCAGCTATCTCTGTTTTAATATTCTTACTAATCGTTTTCTGTGACGAACCTTTCTTGAGTGGCATATTAATTACCTCAAGTAGTCCAAACCTTCTTAAACACCTTTAGTGTACGTGTAGCTCCAGTTGCACCAGCAGTAGCATGTAATCGCATCCACGGAGCAATGGGTACAGGATACTGGCCCGCTTTAGATGCAGCGGGATATGCAACATCAGTCATTGTTACACCTACAGGAATCTGAAAAGTGGTCCATGTAGAATTATCCCATGACACTTCAATCGTTCCAGCTTCCATAGAAGCAGGAGCAATAATCAACATCTGTTCTGCATCACCCAATACTTTAAGAACATCATATGCAGGTGAATTCTGTACAGATGCCATTACGATATCAGGACACTGAACAGTAGAGAGCATTGTTAACTCGCTTTCTCATTAGACTTAACTCTAACTTCAGCGCCACCAGATATCAATTCAAATGGACGATGTTCGTGGATTTCTTTTACTTCATCAGATAGAGCAATTGCATCACGTAGGTTCTTAGCAGCATCATCAGAAAGAATAACTGCCTTACCAATAAATGTAGTATGATTAGGAGTTGGCCCTCCTGAGCCCGATCCTGCTGACCCTTCAGCAGCAGATTTAAGATGACCAACTCCTTTAAGAACTTGTAATCCTCTATCAATTACTGCAAATGGAGACTTAGTAAACAACTCCTCATCTTCAGCCACACGTTCAATTTTAGCCATGAACTTCTCCGCAACGTTCATTAAACGTTGACCTAGATCAGCATTGACATTAGTGAGGAGTTTATCTTGGATAATCTTAACGCGGGCACGACCCTGCAAACTACCTAATATGTTACTAACGGTTTGGAAATGTAGGCCCGTTTCTGTTGCAATACGATTGTTGTCGTAGCCTAAACAATGCTTGTAAACCACCATATCGTAGCGTGGCTTCCAAGTTTTGGGTTCCCATCGAATAGCTGTAGATGCTTCTAATCTACGCCGTCCCATAAATCATGAACCTCGATTTGTTCCACGCTTTCTATTATAACTCTTAACACCAACACCTACTAATTTCGGAGGTGTAAGTGCTTTATTCATAATGCGAATCTTCTTCATCGCATAGGTGTTCTTACCGACACCGCGAGGTCTCTTCACATATATCTCTCTATGATTGTATATGTAAATTGGTCACACGTTCTCCCTATATACAAGTAAATGGCTTCTAGCGCCAGCCAGCATTGGCCCCGCCTCCAATTGGAGATTTGGAACATAGTTGGAGAATTGGAGCGTGGACCCACCACCCTAGACCTATATCTATAAACCATTCAAATCTATAATCGAACGTTTGTATATACATAAGGAAAAAAGTGTATCGCGTATTGTGTGAGGATGTTGCGCGCGCTAAGTGGTTTCGTATTTACCCCCGGTGGGGGTGCGCGTGAGTGCTCACATATATTAGTGCTGGCCCCACGAATGAGAATGATAATCATTATCAATTGTGCATGTGTGGTGAGTGTGCATTCACTTGTTGTGGTTTGCCTGCAACGGCGCCCGTATTTATGGCGGTTGCCTGTGTATATGCGGGGCTGTGTGTCTGTATCTCTGGCACCGGCCTTGCTATGTACCCTTGTGTATTTGTGTCTGTGACTCTCACTCAGGAGATACCTAGAGAATCTAAATAGGGAATGACGGGGCCACTACGGATGTGGCTACACCTAATGGCAGTATTGCCGACAATGGTGGATCTATTACGAATCTGTGTGTATGCGCGGCGGGACTAGTCACCCCTTACGCAAGAGGCAAGGCAGGTCACACCTAACCCTAGTCAGGGTCGCAGGTTATGACCGCTCACAGACTCTTGCATTCCCTTGACCTACGCCACCCTATTTACTATTATAGGGGTGGAAGGTTACACATATCTGTAGGTCACCTATTTACCATTTACAAGGATGAGGATACAAAAAATGACCGCTCCAGCCGCCGCAGTAGATACGACCGCGACCGACACTCCGGTTGCCCCGAATGTGGATTATACGTGGAAAGAGGAAGATATCACGGTAACGAAAATCAAGGACAAGGGCGACAAGGCAGTAGAGGATGTGAAGTTTCGTATTCGTTACAAGGTTTACAAGGGATTCGATAATCTTGTCGCTGCCTTTGGCGGTCAGTCGGTTGCAGAGAATGTGTTAGCCGCCGCGCACGATAACCGTACAAAGGGTAAGGCTTCCACTACGTTGCGCCAGAAAATCAAGAAGGGGTCCACTGTAGAGGAAGCTACCAAAGCTGCACAGGCCGTTGCAGAATCGTTTGTGTACTCTGAACGTGGCGTGTCTGCAAAGAAGGTTGGCGAAGCTGCACAGGAGATTCAGAAGGAAATCACGAATCAGGGATTGGACCCCGAGAAGATGGATGAAGCTACCATGCGCGAATATATGCGCCGGTTCCTCTCTCTGTAAACATCACCGCCGCGCACACACAGACAATGGCTCCCACCGCTTATACAGGGTGGGGGCTTTTGTGTATATCTAGATGTGAGTGAGTAATCACTATCTAGTGAGTAGTCACACCTATCCTCTCAGCTTGGGTTTAGTGAGTGAGTGCTCACGGCTGTAAGCTCGTATATACAGGATAGAATAAATCGCACGGTATATGTAGGATGAGGATTATATATTTCCAATTATTACATCCAATTTCCAATTGGAAGGGGTCAGGCAGGCAGGCGGGAGGTGAGTGGTTGCTCCCGTAGAGGGGTGTATAGGTTCTATATAGGATATATAATATATATATTATTATATTACAACAACTTACGCCCTTGGGGGTGTCAGAAAATTTTACAGTGGGGGTGTCCTCCGTAGGTGTCGGCTAGGCTCCAATTGGAAATTGGATGGATGGATGGATGGAAAGGTGGGATAATTGGCGAGTTGGAAAATTGGAAATATACAAGTGTTAGATATATAAATGAACACTAGTGTATGTGTAAGTATGAGGCATATGTATAGACACAAATAACACTCATATATACACAAATCTATAATTGTATGAAAATGTGGCATGATTCTTGCCTATGTTGCGAGTACACTACAATGTGTGGTGTATATGTAACAACAGTCGTAGTTAAGTCGTTATGTGACAATGAGTTAGCTGTGGCACAAGATATGCCACTCTGGCAACGAAAAAACTTCTCTCACCGCCGTATATACACAGTCGCTCACGTATACACACAAGGGAGGCAATAACAAAATGGCCGAATCCTCACAATACACAACGGGCCAGCTAGAGAAATTTCTAGCATTTGTGCAGAAAGCCGCGATATCGGCTATGCACGAAATGGCCCCATCCTACAATCTAGATCCTGCGAATTTGGATCTAAAATGGGATGACCGCTTAGGTACGGATGTATGGAATTACGATTATGATAAGTCCACTAGCCGTGGAACAATCATATTCGGAATGTCTGCACTAGACAAGAATTTCAAATATACTCTCCGCCATGCATTAGATGTAATCGGTAAGACTCCCTCACGTCACATTAAAGATTTGTCCGCGATTCAAACTAACGAATCACGCAACCGCCGCATTAATGACAGATTCGAGAACATCCATGAGGGAAAGAAGTTGCTGCGTACATCTGAATATGAGACTCACACATTTACTAGCGTTATGATGCTTCACAAGAAAACGGGCCAGTCTGTTATGGTAAGTGGTGAAGGTTTATTGGCTCACGATTTACAGACAGAGGCGTATATGTTGCTTTGTAGGAAAGTGTTAGGTGAATAGATATGTCTAAAGAAGATATTGACGCCATATTGGCGCAAGAACAAATGTTAGAGAAACAATTACGTGAGTTAGCAGAAAAGCGTAAGCTTTTGGAAGAGGCAGAACACAAGCGGCTATTAATGGAAAGACCCGTAGAAGTGCGAGTCAATAAATTTGACGTGCACGAGCAAGCTGTATTCTTTACCATTACTGTACGTGATGACGTTGTGGATTATCTACATACGTTTGACTCACACAAGTTTGTGGGAGCAACGCATGTGCTATCACGTTGGGATTTCCTCACAGTATTAGGCGATTTCCTGTCTGACAATACACCTATTAAGTTTGTATTCAAGGATCAAACGCCAGATCGTGAATCAATTAACATCTTCACTCGTATCATTCATAATGAGCGTACACCTGATTATGTCGTGGATATTGATAAGAAGCAATACAGTGTAATCCTCTATAACAACGCTCCAGCAAATCCATTCTCGGGTATACCGGGAACACGTTGGTCCGTAGCACAAGACAATACACACAATAATGTAGTTGTGCCTCTTAGTGAGGGATGGCGTCTATACGCTAATCTCACCGCTGATTCCATGAAGAAGTATATAGTTAAGTGGAGTGAAGAAGCATTATCTACAGCTATCGCACAAGCTGAGAAGCGCAATAGACTAGTTGCATTACTTAAAGCTGAGGACGCAGATATAGATGCAATGTTTATTGGCATTAATCCAGATACCGGCAAACCATTTGAATTGCGCCCATTTCAGCGTGTAGGTGTAGCGTATGCGGAAGCTGCCGAAGGTAGATGGATGTGCTGGGATGAAATGGGATTGGGTAAAACGTGGCAAGAGTTAGCTTTCGTATGGAGACAGATTCTTAAGCGTCGTGCAGAGAAAGAGAAAGATGAGAAAGTACGTAGATACAAAGCTCTATTCTGTGTACCAGCAAATCTGATTATCAATTGGAAACGTGAGGTTAAGAAACTCACAGGAATAGATGCACACATTCTATCTGGTCGTCAACCTAACCAACACGATATGATGGTTATGATGATGGGCCAGCCTGAGATTTTCCTGATTAACTATGATGCACTTGCTACGCGCGTGAAGATTGAACCATATGTGACTAAGAATGAAGCTGATGGTAGAGATGTATTGCACAAGGAAGAAGATGTGTGGCCGTGGGTGAATCTCATAGATCAAATGGGATTCTCATTCATTGGATTCGACGAGGGCCATTATCTCAAGAACAGTGATTCATTACGTAGTCAAGCTGGACGAATGCTCAAGAGTGTATTACATGCGTCCATCGCTACAGGTACGCCAGTTGTAAATCGTGTGGATGAATTGTGGCCGTTGCTCACAATCATTGATCCAGACACATTCCCATATGAACAGACATTCACCACACAGTATGGTGATGGGAAGTATGCGCGTAACGTGGATCAACTACGCGAAATCCTCAAGTTTCTAGCAATCAGACGTTTGAAGAAAGATGTAATCAAAGATTTGCCACCAATTAATGAGATTGTCAAGTGGTTTGAATTGCCACCAAAAGCTCGTAAGCTATACGAAAAGGTACTTGCTGGCGTATACACAATCATGGCAGATTGGGACCCAACGCGCGCAGGAGCACAGCAAGAGATTACAAGTATGCTCGCACAGATTATGAGATTGAAACAAATCGCATCTATCGCCAAGATCGAAGCTGTAGCTGATTTGGCAGTAGAACAATATGATTCTGCACCAGAAGATGAGAAGAATAACAAGGTAATCATCTTTACACAGTTTGTGCCAGTAGCCAAAGCTATTGCCAAACGTCTAGGTGATGAATGTGTATTACTTACAGGTGAAGTTGAACAAGGACAAGCGCGTACAGCAGTAGAGGATCAATTTCAGAATAACGATAACATCCATTTCCTAGTAGCTACAAAGGGTGTAGCACAAGAAGGGCTTAATTTAACACGCGCTGGATATGTAATCAAAGCTGATTTGTTTTGGACACCAAAGGATCACGACCAGTGTATCGGTCGCGCATACGGGCGGCTATCTAACTTGCATGGCGCCAATGTCACATATCTAGTTGCAACAGATACAATTGAGGAATGGATTCAAGAATTGATCCATGAGAAGCGTGCATTGATCGGTCAAGTTGTAGATGGTAAGCAGATTACTGGAGATGAGAGCGTTGCGAGCGATCTACTCAAGAGAATGCGTGATGCAATGTATGAGGCCCGCTCCAAGAAAGCGAGTTAGAGATATCATGAGACGCGCAGACAAAGCAGAGAAGTGGGGAATCTGTGAACACTGTAAGAAGGAAACTAAACTCTACGGATGGCGCGTGCGCGCAAAGTGGAAATGGCTATGTAGAAAATGCTGGAGGGTATAATGTTTAGATGGCTCGGGGCACGAGAACCATTGCCAAAGAATATATACGCTGTTGCATGGCAAATGGCTCACGATTCAGGTAATCGTGAAGGCGGAAAGCTATCAGTTGATGTTGTAATTGATGATAATACAGATAATCACCCGTTTCGTGATCCTGAAACTGGCTCTATCGTTTACACACAGGGGTAATCATGTGCAAATGTCATTGCGCTGATAATCTTAGGCGCTCGGCAGGGTTGTTAAAATTAATGGCAGATAAGTTTCCGAAGGATAGTGAGATGCGTACAATGACACTACTGCGAGCAGATATCTATAAGGATGCTGCTGACGCACTAGATTTGGAGAATAAGAAATGATGCAACTACCACCGCAGAACCTAAGACAGGAACGACATGTAATTGTCGATCCAGATTTTCAAGCGCACACACCATTGACACCGGGTATGCGTGTATCACTAGCTCATACGGATACTGTATTGGAAGTGGGCAATGGTTTCTACACATTAACCCATTACTATGTGGTAACTAAATGAAACACTCACACATGTATATCCTCCTAGGATTAGTAATCGGATATCTCTTAGGTATGGTATACCAAGATAGACACATGACACCGGAAGTTAGATTATACAATGCGCTAACATCTTACTGCGCACCTATCGAGTATCGTGATATTGTTTGTCAGGTACAACTACCGCAGGGATTTGGAGAGGATAGATGATAACGTTCAGGCAAGCATTAGACGCAATGGGAATTCCATATGTGGATGATGGTTCCCCATCACTGGATTATGAAATGAAAATTTATAATCCATATGGCGATGACAAAGAAATCAAAGGAATGGTTAACGACCATGAAAACAAACAAGTCATCCTCGGGGCAGAACAGATCGGTACTTGATTACATACTAGCCATAATTTACGGGTTGTTTGTGTTAGGTATAATGTGTGGGAGATATCAACCATGAACGCGCAACGTGTCATCTTGGTTATTGCTTTAATCGTTTCTCTACGCATGGTATACAATCTATTGGTGTATGACGATGAGTAGGAAATCTATTGGCAGGGTACAGCAAGAATCGTGCCAGCTTGACTTTTTTGTACCGGCCTGTTAAGTTGTTAGGCCACAGGGAGTTATACATGGATACGATAAGATACAGTCGCATACATGACCATATCAAGAATATCGTAGAATTAAAGCAGGGGCTCAAGGCTACAGAGCTTGCTGTAGAGTTGTTTATCTATGGTGAGGAGTGGATTGATGTAATGAATCGAATGATTAAGGAAGGAGAATTAGTTGAAGTAGAATATGTTCTACCCGCCTTATCATATCGTGCGAAATCATTCATACTTCCAGCAGATACGCAGGTAGTAATACGCACAGGGGATAAACCATAATGTGTGAAATAAATCCTAAGCATACTAAAATTCTACGGTTGGAATTTTTCACTAGCTCACCTGATATGAGCGAGGAAGAGTTCTTACAGATCGTAGCTAATCATGCAATGGTAATGGAGATGAAAGCAAACGAGGATATGAGAATACGCTGTCACATTCATGAGAGATGACCCCGTGTAAGCCTCCAATACGTATGTAGAATGGAGGTTGCTCTATATGTATTTCATTACTCGCAGGTGGAAGCGTATGCGTGATCGTCGTGGTTTCATTTTCTTGCCGGGACCGTGGTGGTTCTGGGCTGCATTTGCAGGAACGGTTGCATTGTTCGGTTGGATGGGTTGGGATATCGGTTCGCGTATTGAGAATCCACCACGTCAGGTTGATGAACGCTGGTTCTAATAACGTAATCTCCTTAAAGGTTTACACGGGGCTCTTATGATTCATCTAGTTATTGATAATGAAGGACGCAGAGTAGAATACGCAGAGCCAGATGCGTTATGGCTCGCGGCCCGCTCCACAATTGTTGAATGTAAAGTACCTCACTATGATAGTAGACACTCAGCCACATTCCTAGATCCACATGAATACACAGTCTATCATCCTGGCACCCGCAATGGGCGTATGATTACACTGGATGACATTAATCTAAGATTACGTGAGAAGCCTGTTAGTGATAGAACAGCTACAGCTACACTTGCATTGTTAGAAGATGGGCCACGTTTAAGTGATGTGATTTGTCGTCGTTGTAATAAGCCCCTCACGCAATGTGTGTGTCCAGCGAGACTAATGTAATGCCCGAATTTCATGAACAACAGTTTAGCTCAGAAGTAATACAGAACCTACGTCTAAGCGGTGAGAAATCTGCCGCATTTGGGTGTCTGATATTAGCGGGCCAACAGGAACATGCGATTACTGCGTTATGTCTTACACGTAATAACTTAAACAAACTGGAGGAAAACTATGAGACACGTGTGATGTTCCTTAATGGCGCGGTTAAGATCCTAGAGAAAGAGATGGTAAAGAATCTTGAACGCGCACACTCTCACTGGACAGTAGCGAGGCAACGTTATGGCAACACATCCAAAGACAGCACAACCGAACAAAAAGAAGAAGAAGAAGAAGAAGCATTGGAGTCAAACACCAAAGGGTCGCAAGAGAATGCGGGAGTTAGCGATCCTACGTAATAACAAGAATAAAACAGAAAAAGAATTAACACAAAAAGTGGAGGATGTATTCGGTGACCCATTCAAGCTTGGCGCGCAAGGCGAACAAGTCAAAGAAGCATTCATCACATTCGTCTGCGGCCACACGTACAGCAATATCGAAACATTCTCCAATCGGTTCGGAATTGGTTTCGATGTACTTGCCACGAGGGTGGGACAGTTTCTTTCAAACGTGCAACGCAGGTAGAGGGTTGCGTAACATATGTGCAATCTGTGAAGAAACACCACCTAAGAATCTTAGTTACTATCAGCGGTGGCGTTGGATGGCAGCGCACGCAATGATGCATCGCCCCTCTATAAGAAGAGAGAAGTAATATGTATCTCGACGATGAGCAGAAGAAAAGGGTACAAGAGTTAGCATTCATACTATACCAATCAGTATCCAATCTTCATTGGCTTACTGGTGGTGTAAACGTAGAGATGGATTCACTAGAGAAACAATCTGTTGTAGTTGCTGAGAAGCTAGATAACTTCGATGAAGAGTTAAAGAAGATTTACGCAGAAGTAGATGGTCCGGGTGATACACCTGAACAGAAAGCGTGGGAACCTGATCCCGATGATTTGAAACCACCGGGAGGAATAGGATGAAATTTCTTCTCAGAGCTAAAGCTTACGATCCTAAAGGACATAGAGTAATGGTATACGATAAAGAGATAGAAGCATCACATGATGGTAGTATCAGATCGGCAGGCGCAATTGCTATAGAACGAATGATGAGTCATGTAGCAGATTCACAAGCTCTTGTTCCTAATAGTGTAGAAAGAATAGAAGTAGAAATCTTACATCCTATTAGGTGATACATGGGAATATACATCCATAAAACAGCCGATGATATGTTGGCTGATGGCGCAACAGAACAGGTTCATCCACACTATGAGGAATTTCTTGTAGTCGTGTTTGATCCTATGCCACCGCAGACGTACATGGTTACTGCGTTCTGTTATTCGCGTCAAGAGTTTTGGAGATTCCTTAATAATCCAGCGCCAAGCAAAAAGCGTTGGTTCGTGTATCCTAATATAGTAAATCTTATACGTCCAGATACTATCAGGCTACATAAGTTGGACGTGGCTGGCCCCGAATCATTTGAGGACATTGATAGGCGCGAGGAATTAGAAGCGATACATAAGGATTGGGCACGAGAACAAGGTGGTAACGGAGATATTACACCGCAAACAGGATTTAATGATCCTCCACCACTAGAGTAAGAGATGCCAAAGTTTGAAAGTAACGTAACGAAAACAGAGGTTCTATCTAAGGATGATCTGGCAGAAATGTCAGAGCTTGCGGGTCAGATATACTCACACATACGTGTGATGACTCGTTCATCTAGTAACGAATACAAGCATCAGAAGAAGCAAGCAACTGATAAGTGTGTAGAACTATTACGCAAACTAGGAATGAGGGTCATATGAGACTCGAAGGCAAATCCGATCCCGAGCACAATCTTCGGGTAATGCCTGATGGACAGGAACACCAAGGATCACGTAGGATAGAATGGTTGGCCGAATCTGAGCGCCATAAACTTTTGTGTCGTGATTACTATGAAGCGGTATTTGATGGCGAAACGTATGCGTGGCACATTCCACGTCAAACGATTCAGTCAATTCAGAATTACGCAGATAGACATTACGCGGTTGGTAGTTTTCTAGAGGCTGTAATTGTAAACGATCTTCGTACTGCTATCTGTTCTGCTGATCCATTCAATCTCTATGCTTTACCAGCAATCGTGAAAATGGTTCACAATACTATTCCTCATACTGCACGTGGTGATCAAAAGAAATACGACGCATGGATTAGAGGGTGACTTTTGTATAAAGCTTGACAAACCGAGGCAAAGGTGTTACCTTGGGGTAGCAAACCCCGCAAACGCACACTTCGGGAGATTCTACAAAATGTCAGATATTAAGCGGCTGGATGATCTTATTGATCTAGCCAAATGGCCGAGTCAAGCGATTCACGATAAAGTGAAGCAGGTTGTTGATTCGTTTGACGACGATCTTGACAAGATTGGTTTCGATACATCCACAACTACAGATGATTTATTCACTGAGCTTGAAACTCTCGTTGAAGGTGTAGACGAAGATGAGCCAGTGGTAGATCCAGATGACGATGACGATGATGATGACGATGAGGAAGATGTAGTTGCAGAAGTGGATGTTCCAGAAGAGAATGGTACAGATGACGATGAAGATGACGATGATGATGTAGAAGATGACGATGACGTTACAGATGCAGTAGATGATGACGACGATGAAGATGATGACGATGAAGATGAGGATGTTGTAGACCCAGATGAGGAAGATGACGATGTGTTAGATGAGGATGAGGCAGTAGAGGAGATTAAGGAAATCATTACCGAATCCACGGTAGTAGAGGAAAAGAAAGATAGTACAACATAGTCGCTACACCTACACAAGTGAGTACAATATGTCTGGCCCGGTAGTTGATAGGTCTTATCCATGCATCAATGTTCGTGTAGAGTCTCCTGATGGTACGATGTTTGTAACCATTATGGAGAATGAAGGGATGTTACCGTTCAAGGTTCTCGTGCATATCGGTAAGTCTGGTTCTTCTCTCGCAGCATGGGCAAATTGTGCAGCCGAGTTTGTGAGCGAAGCTATTCCGCGTTTAGGATTCAACACAGTTATCGCAAGATTGCTAGGTATTACATCAGATAAGGTTGCATTTGCCTCTGATGCTGTAACTGATAATGGGATCGTTACTGTAAAGAGCGGTCCCGAGGCAATCGCCTATGCACTTATTAAGTACAGGCTATTCAAGTATCGTGAGCTAAATAAGAATCTCGGTCTAGATGAGGATGGAGATGAAGATAACTACCGAGGTCCGTCAGCGGCATAGTAGTGTATTAATAGTGATATACGATTTGGATAATGAATCAGGTGTAGGTAGTGTTGTCGATCCTATTGGTAGTATAGAAGTACCTAACGACGAAAAAATGGTGGAGCTATGGAAGAAGGGACTGGAAGCGATCAACCAATCTCTCAATCCGACGAGTCCAACAACATAGATCAAGCGACTCGTAAAAACATCAACGAGTTGGTTGCCAAGGTGGACGCTTCCATAGCTTCACCAGAACAACGTGCATTAAAAGTATGGAATGCTTTAGACAAATCTGGTCTTACGATTTGGGATTTAGTTTGTTTCACGGTGGAAGCGCAGGGATATTTCGCCCCGCTGTTTCCACCCTTTCAAGATTTGATTAAGAAGCTTAATCTTTCTGTGTATTCTACGCACTATTTTCAGGCCGATCAATTAGCACAGTGGGAGCAACAGCTTCCAGAGAAGATATAATGGCGAAACAGAGAGAATTATCATCTAGGGATTTGCGTGTTCTTAATGGGAAGATGATTATTGATTCATGGCATTACCCTGAGAATAGTGATACAGTTTTATTATTCTCAGATGAATCAAAGCTTATTATTAACACTGATAGTATGGATGCTGTAACATTTTTTCTAGAAGAAAAATAATGGCACACGGTGCTGGTAAATACGACCTTGAAGCTGAACGATTGATGTACGCAGTTAACGGTGAAGTGTTACTAATTGTGTTCAGTGGTTATAAAGGCCCAGGTGTTTCAGCTAAATTAGTTAGGACAAAGCAGACTCTTACGATTGCGTATCAGATGCTAAGAGAAATTGCTAACGATTTAGAAATGGAAGCCAATGGCCTACAGTAAATCAGTAAATGCAATTGTCAAAGTGCGTTCTTACTTGGATGAATTAGTGGACGCCAAGGGTAATATGGAATGGCGTGCTTCTGATCCTAACAAGTTTGCGTACCAACTACGTGAGGGAATTAATGTAGCACAGATATTCAAAGAGCAATACCCCTCGTATGCAGCGTTGAAAAACAAATACTCCATCAAGATTTTAGATAACAGAGTTGTGGCTCAACTCAAGAATATCTTAGATATTCAGCCTGTGGCCCACGGACGAATTACTATCTCCAACGTGTCGTCTGTGTTAGATATCGTATCCTCTGCGGTACAACATAAAGCACCATTAATGCATTTTCCTAACGCTTCTACCGCCGAAGCGGACGTAGTTAAACTACGTAAGTGGTGTGAAATCAGTGACTACACTTGTGAGGTCGATACCAAAGGTAACGGCGTATATCTGACAAAGAAATAAAATGACGACGAAACGTGGTAAGGTAAAGAAGGAAGTAACTCTGTGGAAAGATGACGTAGAATGGTTCAATAAGCATTATAGAGAGACACCACTCTCTAATGTACTGGCATCAATGTTATCAGAGTTTAGAAAATTACATGGTGATAATACACCAACGAACAATGCGGTTGCAGCAGCGAATAGCTTGAAGAAAATATTTGAGGGAGTGTAAGATGGATCTGAAAGAATGGCCCGAAGAACACTTAACAGACGCACAACGTATTGTCTTAATGAATGCGGTTGATATTGTACAAGAACTAATTAATAAAGCTAGAGTTAGTGCTTCTGCTAACGAACGCCGCGATCTTGGTGATGCAAAGGAGATATTAGAAAATGGCCGACCAATCAGTAGAGCTTAATACTCCAGAACATCCAATTAGTCAGGCGGTAGTAGAACCGCCAGTTATCCATTTCTTTGCGCGCATAGCAAACCAACGCTGTGAACGTGAGATACTGGATAATTCTGCTGTACGTGATTTCCGTAAGTGTCCTCGTTTCTATTTCTACAGGCATGTCATGGGTCGTACACCCAAAGATGAGCCCCCATATTTCAGATTCGGTTCTGCGTATCACAGGTTCCGTGAGATTCTAGAAGTAACTGGTGAGACAACGAAAGCTATTGCTGGTGCAGTTAAGTTATTTCGTGCGCGTGGTGGTGATCCTGTTGTTGGTAGCCAATATGAATTCCTCACAGAGTTACGTTTAATTAAGTCATGCTCTGTTGCATTCGCAAGATGGGAGAAGGAAAGACGTATTGGTGCGATTCAGGTAATTGCAACGGAGCAAATATTCAATGTCGAATTGCGAGATGGTTCTCGTAGGGGCGGTCGAGCGGACCAACTTACAAGGTGGACTGGTAAATTGTGGGGACGTGACTTTAAGACAACTACAAAGATGGGGAAGTTTTACGAGCGGTCAATCTATCCTAATGACCAATTTGGTGGCTACACGTTTGCGGAGAGCAAGCTTGCAGGGGAACCAGTACAAGGTCAGATTGTGGAAGTATTATATAATACCAAAACACAAGGACCAGAAATCTCACAGTTTCTTTCTACTTGGACTCCAAGCCAGTTAGAAGATTGGGAGAACGAACAACTGTATTGGCATCATCAAATTGATATCAGCCGTGCAAACGACTTCTGGCCCAAGAATGATAACGCGTGTTTCAATTGTGTTTTCCATTCCGTATGTAAGAGCAGCACTGAAAATATGGCAATCAACCGTCTCGAAAACGACTATGTCTACAAGCCTTGGCGTTTTGAGGAATCGGATGAGGGAGACTAGAATGAGAATCGAATTCCGTAATTTCTCACAGATGGGTAATAATGTTAGAGTAGAAATGTTCTTTAGTGATATTCGTACAGCAGAAGTTCATTGTACTCCAACAGAGTACCGTGATTTCGTAGAGCTATTACATGCAGGACAACAGACGTTAGGTTTTGCGTCAGAGGATTTGATTACACCATGACAAGCACACAACCTAAACCAAAAATGTTAGTTGACCATCACAACTTCCGACGATTAAACGAAGTACCGCCGGGAGAATCTGTAACGTGGATGGCGTATGGCCCCGCGAAAACAGGTAAGACATTCTTCATGGCTAGTGCAGGTGAGCGTTCATTGTTTATCAACAATGGCGCAGGGATTGAAACACTTCGATCCCCCTTATGCGTGAGCAGATATCCAGGTGTAGTGAATATGTTGACAGTAGATATCGAAGATCATTTCGATGACAAGGGTGAGTTGATTCTCACAGCTAGATTTGATATGACTAGTGATGCAATTGATTTTGCATTACGTGAATACGGTGACCAGTTTGATTCCATCTTGATAGATGATTCAACTGCGGCCCGTCGTGATGCAATGGCTAAAGGATTGACGATTGCAGATGCAACTGAGAAGTCTAAGACGATCAAGAACATTGTAGATAAGTATGATGTGATCTTGCCTGCTGTGCAGGATTACGGAATCGAAATGAGTCTTATACTTCAATTCCTCATGGGTACGATTGAGCTTGCAAAGAAACATAAGAAGCATCTTATCGTTGGTGCACATGAGAGACATACTTTCCAGAAGCCTGCTAAAATTGGCGATCAACCTACACTTCTACGTCTGCGTCCAGGGTTTACCGGACAAACAATGCCAGATGATATAGGAGGACTCTGGGACATACTAACTCACACAGAAGCCGTAGGCGGCGGCTCAAATACGGTATATCGCCATCGTTTTAATGGTGATGAGATTATCCAGGCAGGTTGTAGGTACGGTGGTGTATTTGAAACTGTAGAATCTAATGTAGATTTCCTAAAATCAGTTGAGCGTATTAAGGCGGCTCGCCTAAATCCTAAGGCTGTGCCACGACGTTAACTCTAGACAGAGAGATTAGACAGATGCCACGTTATGATTTCTCACCCGATGCAGTAAGTGCATCTATTGAGATTCTTTCCAAGGGCGAATACGAGTTTATTGTTGGTGAGCCTAAGTCGTTTATGAGAAAGAATCGGAAGGGTGAAGATTCCTACGGAATTAGATTCCCGCTAGTCCTTGCAGAAGATATGAACGGCCATAAGAAGGGTACTCGTATTTTCTTTAACACGTATCAACAGAGCGAAGGTGCACAGGCAATCGGTAAACAGTTTCTAATGGCCGTACTTGGCTACAAGCGTAATCAGGAAGCTGAAAAGCAATTCAACGATGATTTCACTGGTAAGGATTTTGGTTTCAATACTGATGATGGGTCCGTAGGTGACGGATGGATGGAAGTGAAGGGCAAGCGTGTGAAGGGCGATCTTGATGTAGGTATCAATGAAGAAAATCAACAGCAAGTACAGGATTTCAAGGCTGGTTGTTGGTCACCGATTCAATAGTATCATAACATTTATGTTCTATGGAGAATTTGAACAATGGCTGATGACAAGAAGGACGCCACCGCGCCAGCTACAACGACAACTGCTCCCACAAAAGCAGAGGTTGCCGCAGAGAAGGCCGCTGATAAGGCTGATGCACAGGCTGCTGCCGATGCTAATGCAGAAGCAGAGCGCGTAGAAAAGTTACCACGCCGTGAAAAGGTTATGCATAACATTACGAAGGCGCTGGAAAATCTTACTGATTCGCAGTTAGATTCTGTGTTACAGTATGCTAAGAGTCAGGAAGGTCGTTAAATAAGTACGGCGGTAAGGTATGTGGATTAGATACCTACATATTTGTATAGTGGTGACCACAGGCACCGGAGTCTATACAATTTCCTTACCGCCCCTATAATGGCGCAAAGAACACTTGTCTCCCGTGTTCTTGGGTAGCTTCGATAGTATAGTTCGGCCACTATATTATTGGAGAAGGCTGGTTCGATTCCGGCTTGCGCCTTATGAGCGTCTACGTAGATGATATGGAAGCACCATTTGGACGCATGATTATGTGTCATATGGTTGCGGATACACATACAGAGTTAGTTGAGATGGCTGACAAGATTGGTGTCGGTCGTCATTGGATACAGAAAGCCGGTCACGTTGGTGAACATTTCGATATAGCCAAATCCAAACGGAAGCTGGCGGTGGAACATGGCGCGATTGAGATTACTTGGGCTGATTGTGGTAGACGTGAATATGAAAATAGACACAAGTCCTTTGAAGAATGGCATCTACAATACTTTGGTATTCCTGCACCTACGCAAACGTCGCAGCCGATTCGTGCCGGGAGCGTGGCAGCAGTTAATGAAACCGGGCCTGAGACGAGCGATGCATAAAACATATGAAGAAGTAGTAGACGAGTACGACGAACTATGAAAAGGGTAGCTCGTGTGGTGGAATCGGTATACACAAGAGACTTAAAATCTCTCGGCGTTCGCGCTATGCGGGTTCGAGTCCCGCCACGAGCATGATAGTTAAAGGTGCGTTTGTTCAGTACTTTCGTTCTTATTTGTTCTTACTTATTACTAGAACATATTGGGAATTAGACCCAGAAACATTTCCTGAATCAGAAGCTATGAAATTAGGATACTACGGTGCTTAAGTACGGCAGGGAGGCAGATATCGGTTGGCTGCAACGGACTGTAAATCCGTTCTCCGACAGGGGCGCTGTGGGTTCAACTCCCACCCCTAGCCATTATGCCTAAACGTATAGCAATCGCAGCAGCACACAGATTCGTTAAGGAAAATGATCTACGTCAAATTATCATCGTTGCATGGGATGGTGAATTTACACACATAGTTACATATGGTGTATCAAAGGCAGAGTGTAAACAAGCTGCTCAGGGTGGAGAAGTTATTGCTAAAGCACTAGGTATCCAAGATACGAAAATTGAAAGCTATGATACTGTAGTAGAAGAACACTTATGACAGTCACAAGTAAAGAGAACTTCGAGGAATGGAAAGAGAACGTAGATAGGTGGAAAGCTAAATATGGATTGCAACCAGTACGTTCTTTCTCTATTACTAGCATCGTGGTTGTTAAGCGTTGCGTTAAATGTAATAGCGTTCGCGTTAAAATGCACCGGCATCATAAAGGGCACGAGTATCTTTTTGCCTGCATCATGGAAGAACGTTATGCTCCACGTTACATACAGTTTCATCCTGACGATGTTGATTGGCTATGCGTTCGTTGCCATAAACGTGCCCACACAATCTACCAACGAATCCTCATTCATTTGTGGGCGTACCTTGATACGTGTAGACACAATAATACAGTACCCACCTATGACGAACTGGAAAAGTATCGCCAGATGATTATTGCGGCTTATAACAAATGGGTGAAATATAAAAAGAAACGTCGGAAAAGGAGAAAGAAGCATGGTAATGCGAGTACCAGGAAGTAACGTCGCATGTGTTCCAATATTCGATTCAGATATGACAGAGAGCAAATTACTCTACATACCTGATATGGCGAAAGACCGATGCGATCAAGGAATTGTAAAGTATGTTGGCCCACTAGTGCGATGGGTAAAACCAGGTGACCATGTATTGTTCTCCGGTTATAGCGGAACACTTCTATCTGTTGCAGGAGAAGGCAGACTTATCGTTATGCCTGAGCGATATCTGCACGCCAAAGTTGATCCTCCCGATACGGACGTTCCAGGTCTTTATTTTAAATCGAGAGATGGTGTATACTTCATCGCCACATATGAAATGGCTATGGAATTAATTGCTGACGCATTTAGAGAAGCATCGTGGTTACCGAAACGAGCTTTCGATGGATCACGAAGAGATTACGATAAGGGAAGTCAATTCATCTTTGCTGGACATGAGGATGATGATTTGGTGGAGGATGATTTACAACCGCCTATACAGGAGTCTACAGATGGATAATCCCATTATGAGATTCTTTGTAACTGAACACTTACCAGATCATTTACAAGAACCTGCTGTTAAGTGTGCTCAATTGGCTATGGAAATGGAACATATACTGCCAAACTGTGCAGAAAAATCTGCCGGTTTGCGTAAGCTATTAGAGGCTAAAGATTGTTTCGTTCGTGCAGCTATTCCAGAACCGTTACCATCACCAGTTAACTTTGGCCCGGAGCATATACCGCGATGAGAGCAGAGTTTGAAGTACACATGTTAAATGATATTGGAAAGAAGAAAGCAACACTTATCGCAGAAAACTTTACAAGGATGTTAACTGGATTAGAAGAAATTTGTGGTAAGGATGGTAGAGAAATAGCAATTGTTCGTACCAAGATGGAGGAAGCTTGCTTCTTTGCTAAGAAAGCAATGGCTAAGTTACCAGAGAATCAGGAGTCTTGATGAGAGTAGTTATCATAGATGTTCCTGATGAATTCCCAATAGAGATGCAAGAGCAAGCTGTTGCTCATCTAAGTGGTATGAGATTGTTTGCTTCACATAAGTGTGAAGATGATGGTGTAGCTGTAGTTGTACTATGGGATGGTAAGAATCCCGTACCTATTAGCTGTTTAGATAGGCAAATGTTTGCTATCCTAGAGCGATTCAAACAAGAACGTCTCAAAGAAATTATGAGGAATGGATAATGAAAGTTTCCGATCTTATAATCGAGCTAGAGGGACACGAAGATGATGAAGTTGTGATAGAAGCAATTGATGAAAAAGGTAACGATATTCATTTACCAGTTAGCGATGTACGTTTCGATGGCGAACTTAATAAGATTGTTATTGAAACAGAATGGGAATAGAACGTGAAAGATGTATCGTTAGGTACGTTCATGGGGATTCCAGTAATCACTAATCCCTACTTGACGATGACTAAGAAGGTGCCGCGCACTTTACGTGAGCGATTATTCTCATGGCCGTGGCACCCATTTAGAACACACAAATATATTCAGGTACCGGACGACAAGATATACGTAATCAATACATCTGGTGCATACCACCGAATAGGTGACGTAGAAATACCTGCTATACGTACCTATGTTTGTCATCCAGCTACCTTTGAGAAATTAAAACATGAACCCGACAAACAATAAATCTAAATATGCGATAGGTGATATATATGTCCCAGACGAAGGAAACGAAGATTCTAAAATCGTTTTCGTTGGTGAAGCACCGGGTGAAACGGAAGAGTTTGACAAGCGACCTTTTGTTGGTGCAGCAGGAAGTATCCTTATCAATTGCCTTATGCGCAACGGGTTTGCGCGCGAGGAGGTTCGACTTGCCAATCTCTGTCACTTTAGGCCCCAATACAATAAATTCGAGACGTTACTCGGGACGAGTGTATTACAGTCCGGGATCGAAGAGCTTAAACATTACATTACAACTAAAAGACCAAATGTCATTGTCGCACTTGGGAATTGGCCCATGCACATCCTCACAGGAAAAGGAACAGGTCACGCAGGAATTTCTGCATGGCGCGGAAGCATCCTCCAGTGCGAGTGGGATAAAGAGATTAAAGTCATACCCACCTATCATCCATCCTACATCGTAAGACAGCGTACAGATTATCCAATTTTCGATCAGGATATCAAGCGTGCAATCATGGATTGCGCGTTCAGAGATTTCAGATATCCGCAGCGTAATATTGTAATTGATCCAAAGGATTTAGCAGTAGAAGAATGGACTCAACGTTTGTGTGAGGCCCCACTACTATCATGTGATATCGAGTCAGTAAAGAATTCTACTCATATCCTGTGTGTAGGTTTCTCACCTGACCCGAACACCGCAGTTGTATTTCCGTACACAGAATACAATCAACAGTTTATTGATCGTATCCTTAGATCACAAGCCAAGAAGATATTTCACTTTGGCATCTTCGATACAGAGATGTTGTATATAAATGGACATGAAGTTAATAACTATACGCATGATACATTGGTGATGCAACATGTACTTCAACCGGAGTTACCGCAAAGCCTCGACTATATTACCTCGATTTACACTAGAGAGCCGTATTATAAAAGTTCGGGTAGGGCAGATATTCCGAAGGATCAGAAATCCTGGTCCCTCAAAACAAACAGGAATAACCTCTATCGCTATAACGGTAAGGATTGCTGTTGTACGTTTGAATGTTTCATCCCAATGTACGAAGAATTGAAGCAGGCAAAGACTACACATATCTATGAATACAAGATGGAATTGATTCCTGCATTCGGTAGTATCGGACGTGCAGGATTACCGATTGATAGAGAACGTCATGCGCTACTTAAGAAGTCACTAACTAATAGATACTCCACTCTACAATTCTTACTCGAGAAGATTGTTGGACACGAATGTAATGTTCGTAGTCCTAAACTGAAAGACTTATTATACAATGAACTCAAACTCCCAGCAAGAAGAAATAGAGAGGGAGCACTTACAACAGATGAAGATGCGATTGTCAGTCTTATTGGATTCGTTAAAAATCACATTGCTGGCCTCAAGACTGACAGAACTAAGTTTGAGTGGGAAAGGAAACTCTCGATACTCACCGGCATCCTTAAAATTCGAGGTGTTAGACAGCTTATCAGCGTCTATCTCAATGCAAGAATTTCAGACGACGGACGGATACGTTCTACATATAAGCCTGCTGGGCCGGAAACAGGGCGGTCTGCTTGTCAAAAGTATGTGGATGGTAGTGGCTTCAATGCTCAAACTATGCCAAGAGAAGCCATAGAAGTAATGGAAGCTGAGATGGCAGCTACTCCTGTTATTAGTATTGATGAGAATGCTAATGACGATGACGACGAGGATATTGCAGCGTGATACGTTCATGGATTATAGTTACAGCATGCATGCTTGGTATTATGTTAGCGATACATTATATCTTTCATGTGCCACTTGAGTACATGTTACTTGGATACCTAATTGCGATATCGGGTCGTAGATGATTGAACAACAGATTGGAATACTAGCAGGCAATCATCAGATCTTTTGTGATCTAGTTCGGAAGTTACAACTTAAGAATAGTGAATGTGTATACGTGCATGATCCAGCTAATTTCATGGGAAAATGGTTTGATAGATTGATTATTACATGTCTGTTCTGGCAAAGAAAAGATGCTGGAGAGTTGTTTAAGGCAACAGTAATTAGATTAAAACCAGGTATGAGGGAAGAATACATTAAATGTTGTGAGGAGTAGATGCCAACATTACATACTCAGAAGCTTAAAGCTATATCAACTATACTAAAGAAACATTTTACGAATCTATCTGTAGATAGAACTATTGATATTGCTGGCGAAATCATAGATGCAATTGTTCTTGTTGAAGAAACTGGTAGAACTCCAGATGAGGCAAAGAATGCCCAAAGTTAAAATACGTTCGATGGTTACGGCTCGCTCAGGTTATGAGCTATTAGCTTTCGATCTAAGCCAAGCTGAGTCGTGGATTGTAGCATACGCAGCTAACGAACCTAACATGAAAAAGGCATTACAATTTGGTGATATTCACGCTCAAACAGCCGTTGCCATCTTCCACCAAGAACAGATTTGGTGTGACCATAAGTGGCAATCAGGAGAAAATGACGGCAAAATATGTATCCGCGATGATGGTTGTCACGTCGTCGTTCTATATGATGAACGATATCTTGGAAAGAAATCTAATCACGCCTCAGCATATGGTATGGAACCGCCACGTCAGGTTGAAGTTATTAATAAGGAATCTGATAAGCCACCGTTCATTACTGTCAATCTAGATCAAACTAAGATGATGAATCGAGCGTGGCATGATTACTACAGTATCAAATCATGGTGGTTTGAAATCCAAGATCAGCTTAAGAGACAACAACGTGTATTGTACAATTACTATGGATTCCCAAGAACATTCTATCAAATCGAAGGTAATGAGCTATTCAAAGAAGCGTATGCCTTTAAGCCACAAAGCACTGTTGCAGACCATTTTAACGGTGCTATTCATCCAGAGCTTGGAATACCTGGAGGCTTCCTCGAACTTTATAAGAGACATATTAGAGACAAGCATTTCTATGAGGTCGTTAATCATGCTCATGATAGTGTTCTCATTCATATACCTAAGCCGGTTCCTGAGGATTTGATCTATGAAATCAGATCCATTCTCGAACGTCCTCTTGTCGTTGAAGGAGAGATGTTTACAATTCCAGTGGATTGCGAACGCGGTGAGCGATTTGGAGAATTGGAGAAGGTTAAATGGCGGAAAGCTGCCTAGATGGAAGCAACAACTTTCACGACAATATAGACGCGATCATGAAGGTGAACGTTTAAGGCCGCCGTGGATGGGAGCGTGTTACTATGATTTCGACAGAGATATCGAAGTCCTATATCTTACACCGTTTAACTATCTTATTAGTTGGGTACGCAATGGGTACAATCATATTCGGTATCGCTTCTATCCTTTGGCGTGGGAGAAGAAACTTCACGAAGCGAGGCAATGCGGGTACAAAGATGCGATAGAACAAACTAAGTGGTATCAGAATCATAGAGAGAATAAATATCAATTTGAGCTTACAAGAGCAAGATCAGAAGCTTTCCAACAAGGTATAGAAGCAACAATGACAATGCTGGTATTAGAATTGGAGAGAGAACGTAATGTTTGAACGCCAATACATGGCAGTTAAATCAGAGGATTTGCAAAAGAAGGTACAAGAGTTTACGTTATCTACTCGGTTCTGGACCGCGTATCCTGCGGATAAGATTGAGCACATTCTAAAGTATTATCATCTATTACCAGAAGGATTCCACTACGCACAGTTTGATCCTAGTGCAGAAGCAGCAATCTTTGTTGGCCCACCACAGCTAACGGATTCAGGATTGCCAGACGGATTTCAAATGCTACCCGATACGGGAGCAGAGCGCAAACTTACTGGTAATAATACTGACGCCCTTAGGGCTTTACCGAAGCCACCTGATGAACAATAAATGGCCGACAAAAAATACGAACGAAAGTGTGAGAACTGGCTCAAGACCTTCGGAGAATGGACCCTCCCAAGATGCGAAAGTCCAGAATCATTTGTATTCTGGTCCGGATTATTCATCTTATCGTCGGCTTTACGGCGACAGGTTAAAGTACCTAAGGAATATCTCGGATCATGGGAATGTCCACCACATCTCTATATCATCTTCATTGGTGATGCGGGTAAGGTTCGTAAAACTACGGCTGCAAACTTTGGTAGTGAGTTGCTGGATGAAATTCCGTTCATTGCTAAGGGACCAGCAATTGTAACACAAGCAGCATTGATGACGAAGTTAGCTGAATCTCAAGACGCATCCGTTTATCTAATCTCAGAAGAATTCTCTGACCTCATCATGAAGTCTAAAGATGACATGTTTCAATTTCTCACCAGTCTTTTTGACGGACGTAAATCAATTGAAGCGACAACCACTAGTAGAGGTATAGAGCTTGCGATGCGACCCTGTGTCAATATGCTCGCAGCGACTACTCCCCAATGGATCGCTGGAAATATGCCTGAAGCTATCATTGGCGGTGGGTTTGCATCTCGTGTAATATTTATCCAAGAAGAAAAAGTACGTCAGCGCCGTATGTACTATAGACACGTATATGCGAAGCATAACTTTCCTAAGATGCGCGCTGACCTATTATCTGACCTAACTCATATTGCAGAGAACATCGGTGGCGATTTCATAATCAACGAAGATGCAGAAGAGTTTATGGAGGCGTGGTATCAGGAACATGCAGAAGGTGAGATTGATAACTACAAGTTATCTGGATACTATCAGCGTAGGCCCGCTCACATTCACAAAGTTGCAATGCTACTTCACATTGCTAAAAGCGACTCACTTGTATTGGAGCTACAGGATTTTCAAAATGCCATCGCCATCATTCAAGGTATCGAAAGGAATCTCCCAAAGGTGTTTGCAGGAGTTGGAAAGAACCCGTACACATTTGATATCCACAGAATGCGCTCTTTTATTCATCAATCCGAGCCTGTCGCGCACTCGGAAATTCTTGGAATGTTCTCATCAAGTGCAGAACCAAGAAAGTTAGAAGAGTTGTTAATGTCTCTTGTTGCTATGGAGGAAATTATACAATTCAAGAGGGGAAGCATAATGTACTATGCCTCCCCCCATTTTGTGATTAAGACTAGTGGTAATAATAAGAAAGCTTTTGATCCTAACGACATTGATACTTGGAATGCCTAATGCCAGAACAAACTGTGGTTATCGTTGTAGCACGTATAGCTGTACCAGTAAATGCTACAGACACCAATCAAGCCAAGGAACAAGCAATAGGTATCATGAGTGATAGATACCCAGGTTTAGCATGGACGGTTGAACGTGTAAATACACCTTGGGGTACTTAATATCCTTGTCCCGGTTTCGGGCGTGGTGGGCGACCACCGCCAGCCTCAAATGTAGCCTGTCTCAACTTATTAGCCTTGAGGGAATGAAATGCATTTATCATTGCATCAATCTGGTAAGAGAAAGGCAGATAAAGATGTGGTCCCTGCCACTCACCAGTACGTGGATCAATTGGCAGAGTCTGTTTTAATTTCCGCATCGCTTCTGTCTTACGCATCCCCCGTCCTGTTAGCGCATCCCAAACTGTGCGCGAGGATTCTACAAGGGGACCTCCAAGATTCGATGCTACTGGAAGTAGCGGCGCATTATCGTCAAAGAAATTCGACCCTGGAAATACATACCAGTTTCCAAGATCCAAACCAGTTTCATCTGCCGCTTTTGACAGTGCATAGGTAGCTATACCAGCGCGTGCGATTTTAGCTGCTCGCTCTGCTAGAGTACCTGTAGTAATTTGTCTGCCAATGTTGCGGGCCTGAAATGCAGACCATGTACCGAATTGTCCAAATATCCTACCGGCCAGGTTTCCAGAATAGTGTAGACCATTCGACTGACCAAACTTCCCAACTACTTGTTCTTGAGCGATTTTTGCTAGATAAACCGACGCTTCATCAAATTTTCCAGCACTTACCAGTTGGTCATATCCTTGTCGAATTGGTAATTCAAACTTATTCAGGCCCGCTTCCCGATAAGCTTGAGTCTTGGTCAACTGTTTCCTACCAAGCTTGGAAAGAGCAGCATCCGAATCTTTTAGAAATGTAAGATATACACCAGTATGAGCGAATCTATATGCCGCAGGCTGTAAAGAAATATCCAGTCCTACTTCTGCAATGCGATTTGCCCCACGCACAACTGCCGATGGGTCGAGTGAAGCTCCACGTTCCGCAGGATTTTCCAATATCAAGGCGCTACGCTCAGGCACTACTCCACTTTCTACTAGTGAATGTGTATTCTGGCGTATACCTCGCACCTCTGTTCCCAGCAATCCGTACTGAAGGAATTTCCTTGTTTTATCCAATCCGTGTTCAGTAAACATTACCATAACATTCGTAACGAAATCTCGTACACCTGCTAATGGCTTGGCTCCTTGTGCAGCAGTTTCACCAACCAAACCAATTGCATTGGCAATCTTCTTCGCATCAATATTCAGATGTAAACGTTTGTTTAGTACAGCATCTAGAGTCTCATTGATAACACGATCAAACTTCGGTGTTACATTACGCACATCGTTAAAGAATCTTACTAGACTATTTTGAACATTTACTTTGCGTCCATCATTCGGTAAATCCTTGAGCATCGTTTCTGCCGACCTAATAGCTGCATCAAGAGCAGGCATAAGATGGTCAGCTTTAAGACCAGCTCTAGTATACCGAACAAGAGCGACAACGGGGTCTCTTTCGTAAAGATCAATCTCACCTGTGCGTGCCATCCGCGCATAGAAATCTGTGTTAACATCTCCGAATCCAGATGAGAATTCGCGTACAGTTGAGGGAACAAATAATCCTTCCTCATATAACTTGATATGCGTCATGTAATGCCCAAGCCTACGATAGCTTGGAATGTTAAACTGATCTGCGAAATCGTTAAACGTATTCTCCAATTCCTTTAGTAATGCTTTCTCTTGTGGACCAAACTTCTTATCTTCCATGTATTCATTGCGTGATAATTCGCCTTGTCCATCACGCGCCATCCTTGATCTGGCTAGTCGTAAAGCAGCACCTTTATCGCCCTTAAGATTATCCACACGATCAATAGCTTCTGTAAGAATTGGATTCTCATGTAGGCCCGCATCCAATTTTAATCTTAGAATTTCGTTCTCATATTCGACAGAACCTTTAGACATACCTTCTGTAGCTTCTCTACGTGCAGCACGGAAATCGTATACATCCTTTAGATCAACTTTGTTAGCTGATAACCAATCACCTAACTCAACCTCAGTACCACTGAGTTGTCTATCTCTGAAATACAAATTGATAACTTCATCTGGACTCATTGCTTCTATCGCTTCACCAATTTGGACGCGACGTTCTGCGCCAAGTGTCCGTGCCATATTCTGAATCTTAATAAGGCGCGGTTCAGCTTTACGCATATTGAAAGTGAATCTATCGTATCCTTCTTGCACAACTCTAAAGACATTATTGAAGAAACTTGTCTTACCTTGATAAGCAAGATCGTGGTCTAAGAACAGTTTATTGTTAGTAGCAAAAACTTTACCAGTCGTAACTACTCTAGCAAGTAACTGTTCAAATCTCCCAACAACACCTGGATCATATGGTAGTTGATTAGGTGGAAGTGGTCCACGTGGTGTAGCAATATCTCCACCGATTACATATGGAGGAATTGGCCCACTTGAATCACCGCCATCGAATTCAATTCCCTTTTCAGAACCAGCTTTCGTAATAAAGTTCTTTGCAGCTTCAAGACCAGAAACTTGAGCCACCTTTTTATTCGTATTCACATCACGAATGATAACTTCACCACTCTCAGCATGTTCAAGATACAATCCAGCACGACCGGCAACATCAATAGCTCTATGTAGTGTGATACGCTTATCCAATGCTGCCTTATCTAAATCTCTACCATACTCCATGATAGCTTGCTTGTAAACTCCAGACTCAGGAGCATCCATATTAGCAGTAAGCTCTTGTGCAAATCTCTTAGCGAATGCTTGCTTTAATCCTTCCTTCTCACCACCTAATCCGTGATCGTTAGCAAAATCTTCTACACTCTGATCGAAACTCTTTCCGTTTTCAAGTATGTCGCCAACATCAGCAACACTAGACTTACTCTTTCTAATCACGAAGTTATCTGCTCTACCAGTTTCTAAATCTAGAGCGTACTTCTTCCAGAAATCTAATTCGTAATTAGCATTACCGAGGAATCTTTCACCCTTAGCAAATTGTTCAAGCTCTGCTACTTTGTTTCTAGCACGATCTAATTCAGTATACGTACCGGGAGGAAGATTAGGAATTGGTTCTTTCTTAGCACGTAACTGTACTAATTCCTTACCTTCATCACCTTCATATGGTCTATAGATATCACGGCCTGTACCTTCATCCTTACCAATTGGTGTACCGTACTTGGTTTCAAGATCCTGTAATCGTGTAGTTTCTTCTGGAGTTAACTTGTGTGCAACAGTTGTAGATTCTTTCTGTCCAAGAACAACCTTCTTGAAATCATCATACAGTCTATTAACAACAACTTCACGTGTGGCCTTAGTAAAAGCTTCCTTGTGATTCACGTCAGTTAGATCATTAATATCAACTTTGTATCTCTTGCCCGCCTCACCCATCGTTTCTACGATAGCGTTCTGTCCATCAAAGTCTTTAATGCGAACATCGTTGCCACCATGATCTACAATCTGATCTACAATGAAACCATGTGTTTCAAACCCATTAGCAGATTCTACACTAGCTGCATTGCCACGTAGCAATACATCATTCACATTATCAACTTTGCGAACCTTAATATCAAGATGTGGATTATCAGCCTTAATCTTTGCTAATTCTTCATCAGAGACTCCACGTAGTACATTAGATTCTTCTGGCTTTGTAACTTTAGCGATTGCTTGATTAAGTGTCTCTGAGCTTGCTAATACATCCACACGATTCACAACATCAGGTAATAGATCAGCAGCCGTAGCCTTGAATTGTCTATAGTTAGCTAACTGTCCAGCTAACTTTGCCATCTCCAACGGTTGATTTGTTGCTCTAGTTGCTACACCAACACCTGAACCAAGCATAGTTGCAGCAGCACCAATACCTGCAAACATGAATGCTGATGCTAACATCTGTGATGCTTGATCTGGACTACCTGCACCCTGAATAGTACCATATGCTAAACCTGCACCTGTACCACTGGATACATTTGATAGTGCACTACGAGCAAATGGACTACGTACAAATAAATCACTAGCAGTAGCTTCTGCTTGACGTAATCCTTGTGTAGCAATAGCTGTAGGTACACCTTGTGGTAATGCTTCGGCACCAACTAATGCAGCTTCACTAGTAGCGCCAGCTAATGCTGCACGTTGGCCCCGTAACATTAATGCTTCTACACCAGCACCTGTACCCTTAGCTACAGCAAATGCGACACCATTTGCGATTGTATTAACAGTAGCTTGTGCACGTTCCTCAGGATTCGCAGCACGCATTCCAGATGGATCATCCAACTTGATACCAGATACTGTGGTCATAGCATCTATAGCTGGATCAACAACAAAGCTTTGTAGTAATCCATCAAATGCTCTACCTGGATCGTCCTTGAATCCTTTAACTTGTTCTTTTACAATATTCTTCGCACCAGTTAATACACCACCAATAGCTGTCATTGGATTCTGACCCACCGATTCAGCAAACATCCCAACACCACTAAAGAAATTCTTTGCCTTATCTTCTAAGATCGTAGCTGTACCTGGGCCAGTATATCCATTATCAGCAAACACCTTTGCACGATCTTGGTCAGAACCTAACCAGTATCCTGCCCAATTCTGTCCAATAGTTTTTACACGTTGTACTAAACTAGCTTTAACCGGAGGTTCTACAGTAGCCGTAGTTGCAGTTTCACTATCGTCAGGAAACAAATTACCTAACGGTGATGTATCTTTTGGTGGCGCAGCCTCAGCCGTATCATCAGGAAATAATTGAGATAGCGGTATTGTCATTCGACAAGTCCCTTAGCTTTTAATTCATCGTACACAGCTTTTGCAGCCCTAGATTTACCAGCGCGTTCTCTTAAATCGTCAGAGAATTTACGCTTCGCTGCCGCACGAGAACGTGGATCTTGTCCAGCTTGCATTTGATCTAAGATACCTAATGCAGTTGTAGCTGCATCTGATAATGACTTCGGTGGTCCAGATACAGATACAGATGTACGTGATCCAGCACCAGCAGCGCCACCACCACCAACCTTTGTAGGTGAAGGTGGAGTATTTGGTGTAGCTGTACGTGTACCTGAACCTGGACCAACACTCGTAACTGTATTCTCAGGTTTAATAATTGTACCATCTGGATTTAATGCACGTAAACCATTCTTCTCATCATATAACACATTGATTCCGTATGGATTACCAGCAGCCTGCATCGCAGAAACAATACCAGCTAATTCATTTGAATCTGCGTCATTTGCTTTAGCTTTGAGAAATAGTCCCATTAGCGATCTAATACCACCAATGGCAGCAATGGAACCCTTCTCATTAAATTGTCTCTGTGTCGTTCCACGTGCTAGTTGTGCCTGTACTAATTGATCTGGTGTAACTCCACCAAACTCCTGTACCAATGGATTATCAGGCCCCAAATTCAAAGCTAGGAATGCGGCAGGAGTCGAATATCCAGTTGTACGTGACTCAAGTAATGCGTTATAAACTAAGAGTTTGCGGATTGCATCTTCTCTCTTTGCATCATCCTGACCAATCTTCATCTTAGCAATACCTTCTCTCGTAGCATTAGCTTCATCAGCGAGTTTGGCACGTAACTGAAAATCTAGTGCCTTACCCATTGGCTGCGAGAAAATCGCGTTAAGCTCTCCAGGTGTATATCCACCTTCTTCACCAGTTACACCCTTTAGAAGTTTGGTAATTAAAATATCTGGTTTCTCGGTTGCAATAATCTTTGCAGCCGTTGCAGCCGTATTTGCTTTAACCTGTTGTTCTGCATATGTACCCACTGGCAAACCAGTTGCCTTGCGTACAGTTGCAGCACCCATTAAATCCGGTGAAGCTTCTACAGCTTCAGCAGTTGCCTTTGCAATACGTCCTTTGTATTTATCTTCTTCAATCGTTCCTGGTGTAGCTTTACCTTCTGTAGCTCTGGATGCTCCGACAAATGATGCAATATCAGGAGACTTCAATGCTTTCTCGATAAACGGTGTAACTGTCTTTTCGATAATAGCATCATTAGATGGCCGCAAGCTACTGAAGTATGATCCTGCATTGGGGCCAAATAATGATCCAGTTGAACCGGGACTCATGAATTCCATATCCGTAAGCTTCTGTGCAAGCTCAGGATGTTCAGCAATAGCACCACGTAATGCAATCTCTGTACGCTTATAAGGCTGTACAATCTGTTCAATTGCGGAGGCGATATTACCAACCGCAGGATTAATTACATCATCCGCGCCACCAATGTATGGAATAGTCATATCAGTATCCAATTCCAGATGTATCAAACTTTGGAGCGCGGTTAGCTAATGCACCTAAATCTTGTCCACTAATCTCACTATTCAAATTAGCACCAGCACCACTAGATAACGGGTTAGGTAATCCTGGTGCTAAGAATGGAACGGCTGCGCCAGCAAGAGAACCTACTGTACTAATTGCTTGACCTAATCCAGTCTTTTGCTGAATAGTCTGTGCCTGTGGAGTATTCTTATTGAATACATCCAAGTAAGCTGAGAGCAATGGAGATAATGCCTGTAACTGTAATCCACCAATCGCAGTTGCAATTTGTGGTGCTGCTTGTGATCTGTACTGACTCTCAGCATAGGCAGCAGGTGTACCAAATGACATACCACCTGTAGCCCCAAATCGAGAACGCAAATTAGCAACATCACTAGTCTGTTGACGACCTAAAATATCTGCTAATGCTCCACCAACCTTACCGGCACCACCAGATAATATATCACCATACACACCACGTACACCACCAACTGCGTTCGATCCCGCAGGTTGATTAGCACCGATTCCACCGCCGTTTAGTAGGTCACTAAGTGCAGACACGAAATCATTAGATAATGCCATGCCGCCTTTAGTGCCACCTACTGTTTTGGTTTTAGTTAGTCCCATATTCTAACTCCTCACGTAGTAGACCATAGCACAGAACATCAAACCATTGGCCTTTGTATATGGCCTTACTACGTTTACGTCCTTCACGACGAAAGCCTATCTCTGTGATAAACTTCGTTGTCATGTTGCTAACAAACATTGGTACTTCAACTGAGAAACGTCGAAACCCATACTTCTCAAATGCGTGATGAAGCATAGCTCGTGCAAGATCAACGCGACCCTTTTGTCGCCTGTCGAAAAATGAGTAATGAACTTGTGCATCTAGCCCCGGCTCAATTTCTGTCATGTAGAACATGCCAACGAAATCATCAACCACCCAAAATAATCCGTTCACTTCGATTCCGTTAGGCCCGTCTTTGACGATGAGGTTAATAAACTTGCGGAAATCTCCGCTAATTTCTTCGCCAAAGAGTGTTGGAAACTTACGTGACTTATCCCAAAAGCTCTTGAGATTATCCAAACTCAGTGGCATGAATCTAACATTACGCTCAAAATCACCTTCGGGCTCATGACAAAGAACGGATAAGATGGGTGCTTCGTTGAGTATCGCTGACATTTTCACTTCCTATAGGTGCCAGATGGATATACTTTAATCTCAAATCCTTCTACATCGAAGGAACCATTTGTAGCAACAATACGCCAAGTAAGACGCCTACAATGGAGAACCTTCGTGAACTTAAGCAGTACAGATTTATTAATATCGGAAGCGGTAAATGTCTTAGTCTTAGCAACTACAAAAGCTTTACCGTCCTTACTATATTCCAATCGTACTGATCCAGAAGCATATGCTCTAAGCTTGAATGTGATTCTTGAGAAATAGGAGTCAATTTCTTCAGTCTCAAAATCTTTCGATTCGAGCTCGAAGCTATAGGTGCCAGAGTTAGGATCAGGAGAACCAGAAACAGAAGGATCAGTGTAAGTATTAGTGTCCTCAAGAATGATTTCACCATCGGTCCTCCCATACATACGGAGGTATTCCGATACATCAGATGGTGATAAGCTATTAATATTACCCACCAACTGATCTATAGTGCCCGGCAAATCGTCAATCGCGAGTCCAGAACTAGCAAACGGTATATCCGCAATCCGAGAAACAACCTCCATTTCGTCATAGCTCCATGCTTTAGTACGAAAGTTGAAAGTCCAGATTCGCGTAATGCCAGTCGAGCCTGCAAGCGGAATGCCAATCGAGTATTCATTCTCAGTTGGGTTATAGCTCCCGAATACTCTATCTTTCTGGTCGATAGCTCTGAGAATATCTTTCTCAACATTTCGTCCGATTGGCTCAGGCGTTCCATTTGGCGCATATGCCCACACAGTCTTTGTACGTGTATCTAACCACACTAGGTTGTTTAGAGCAACCACAGCCGAATAAGGACAGTCGCATCCGACACCTGGGAAGGCTGCGTAGAAATTAAACGGGTTAGTTGCAATTGGATTCTTCGTTGCAATCCAAACACTCTGTTCACGAAGAACAAGCATGATGTTAGTAAAACCGAAAATACCAGTAAGAAAATCAGCAAAATCACCTGGTGAATCAACAAGCGGTCCTGATCCAGCCGATTCGTTAACAGCAGGATTCCATTCTGTGAGTACACCATCTGCGCTCCAACCAACTTGTACTGGATTAGGAGAGCTTCCTTGTAAGTTTGCACCAACAAGGCGATTGTAGAATGCTGTCAAGAATCTATACTGTGTTTTAACTGTAGCTTCACTAACGTTCAGAACCTTATATTGTGGAATAGTAGTATCAATTTCTTGGATTGGATTGATACCATTATTCACAAAGAACACACGATCAAATGCAGCTACAAATTGCATGAGGTCGTTATCTGAACCAGTTAACGTAGTTACAGCAGCAGGAACATTTGTCCATACACCACCAGCACGACTATGAATCGTATCGCGTGTGGCCCGAAAGAAGTATTCTGTTCCAGTAGATTTCTTGAAATAGTATACTGCCAACACCTTTTTACTATTCGGCTTTACTGGTGTTAGCAATACAGAACCCGGTCGTCTACTGGTTCTATCGAATCTCACACGAGCATTCTTACAAAGTCTTAATGCGCCAGGAGGAATATCAGCAGGATCGAGAGACGTAATCATACCAAGATTTACACGTCCCTCTGCCAGCGTCTGCTCCTGCATCTGACGTACAGCAGAACCTTGTTCTATTTTCTTAATTTCGCCAAATGGGCGACTCTGTGGTCGTGCCATTAGATTGTATTCCGGCAATCAGGATTCGTATACGTAATTTCAACACCATGAATAGTAAATACAGCAGTTAATCCACCACCAGAATCAATTACTAAGAAATAGCAATGAGTATCATCAAGAGCTAGACTGATTGCACCACTATCCAATATCTGATCTGCACCGTTCACAGATGTATTACGTGTATCAAGTGTAGCAGCAGCGTGACCAGCACCAAATGCCATACTCTTGATAGTACCAGTAACAGTTTGTGCTGCTCCAGATAAAGAAACTAGCCACCTAATTCTAGTAATCGTAACGCCTGGTGGTAATAATAGTGGTGCCTGAAATGGTTCATGCACACCTAATCCAGATAAACCATCATCACCATAGTTACCATCATCAGTTGATTCTATTTGAAATGCTACACCATGAATCAGTAACTTCTTAGTTGCATTACCCAAAACCTCTGGACGTACAACAAGATCAGCTTCAACTGTAGTATTAGGAATTGGCGTAGTAAATAACTTAGATGCCACACGTTCGTTTATATCTACTCGCAACTCACGAATAGCATTATCAATCTCATTGGCATTTCTAGTGCCAGGAGGTGCTGCATCGTCCCATCCACGTGTGAATGCCATGTTAATTATCCTTTATTCGTTCTCGTACCAAACATTAG